ACCACCACAGGAGCAGGACAAATGAGCATAAGTGACCCTACACCTGAAAACTTACAAGCGGCTGCGTCTGCGTTTAATGCCGCATACCCAAGCCCATACCCACACCACACTGCTACTCTTATGATGGCAGCAGCAGACCGCATCGCCGCGCTGGAGAAGGAACTTAGGGAGCTAAGGCGGGAAGATGGTGATGATAGGCTTGGAGAAGGGGAATGAGTGACTACGAAACATTTCACACACCAGAACCTATTTGCCCTTATTGCAAACATGAGCAAAAAAATGCGTGGGAGCTTGACCTTGGCCCAGGTACTGAAGGTGATGGCGAAACCGATTGCGAAGAATGTGAGAAGTCATTTCTTGTATCGCGCTACTGCTCAATAACCTACACGACTAAAGCTACGGAGCCAGGACAATGACCGACCAGTGCAACTACTTCAAGGTGCTGCCCAAGTACCGGGGCAAATACGCCAGACGATGCACCCTGGCCGCGACCGTGGACGGATGGTGTGCAGATCATCACCCAGATGAAATCTCTCGCAAGCGTCGAGAGAGCGCAGCTTTAACAGCAGAGGTTATGGCCGAGCTGGCCGCAGACCGAGAACGGTTAGCGAATGGCTGAATCCCATGAGCAGAAAACCATAGTCGCATGGTGGCGGCTCCAACACCGACAAGACGAGAAGGCTATCAGGGCCAGTCAGTCAGGTGGCTTCAAGGGCAGGGGCCGGGCCGGCGCGATCCGTATGTCTGAAATGAAGGCGATGGGTGTCGTAACTGGCGAGTCGGATCTTGCGTTTTTAATTCCCAAAGGGCAATATGGCAGTCTAATAATAGAACTAAAGCGCACTGGTGATAAGCGCGGGGCAAGGGAAGATCAGGATGCCTACCTAAAATACCACAACTCGATTGGCAATTTGGCGCTGCTGGCAACGGGCGTCGATGAAGCTATATCGTTCATAAAAAGTTATATGGCTCTGGCCAGGGGGGAGTTATGGGAACCAGCGTAACCAAGGCGTACTTCGGTGTAATCCAAAAGAATGGCAATTGGGTGCGGGACGAGCGCACCAACGGCCCCAAGGAATTCACCACCAAGCGGCAGGCCTACCTTGAATACGGGCCGGATGCCAATGTCCAGCCAATGACCGTTACTTACGAGCAGACTATCCCGGCCAAAAAGAAACGCGCCTAAATGGGGATAGAACATCAGCTCGCCAGATTGACGGCGAAAGGCCCACCCTTAACCGGGGCGGGCTTCGGAGGGATAGCAGAAATCTCCCAAACCGACATAGCCGCTGCCATGTCAGGCCTCGAAGGCCCGGCTTACTGGTACATGAGGCTCAAGTTTATTGGAGATCCGGCCGAATTCCCGAGACTCCGTGACGCACTGGCCTTCCAGATGCTGGGCGAGGCCATGATGGGGGAGTTTGATCTATCAGCTAAACATGCCCCAGGCCTTGCCACCGTAGCGATCCGGCAGGCCACAGGAGGCGGCCTATGCGATGCCTGCAACGGGACGAAGCTCACCATCACCGCAGACTCAGTGGCTGACTGCAAACCCTGCAAGGGCACCGGGAAGCTCAAAATGACACAAGACCTGGCAGCCAGCATTGCCAAGGTATCGACACCAACCTATGTCAAAAAGTATGAGCGCATCGTGGATCACTTTGTAAGTCGCCTCGAATTGTACGAAAGCCAGGGGCTTTCCCACATAAGCCGCCGGCTTTATGGTAAGCGAGCGCAAACAGATGGCTGACATACTGGACTTCAAAATACCCCCCAAGAAGCAGAAGCCCGAGTCCCAGTGGCGCGATTACTATGATCTGCCACCCCATATGCAAGATGCACTCCGCAATGCCGTAATGGTTCGCCACTATGAGGGCCAGCTACAAGCCATGCAGCCCGAGCAGCGCCTGGCTTTACTGGGCGAGGCCTTTGAGCAATGGGTAATGAAGATGGCCAACAGTAATGTTGAGGACTGGGCACCCAATGAGCGATGGACGCTGGTATCGTTCATGGCCAATAGAGACAAGGGAATACTCCCCGATCCCGCGCCCCCAGCGGCTTAGGAAGTTACTATTTATTCTCTTGCAAAGAATGTTTGCCTCAATGTAGTATCAATTCCTATGTTGGGGAGCTACCCCCAATAGCTTTACTCGCAGAAATCGACGCCTCCTTTGAGGCGTTTTTTTTGCTTCAAATTTGGTAATTGTTGCTAACCAGTAACCAAGGATGTGCTTATGCACCCCTCATTATTGATACTCCCGGTCGCAGCCCTATTGCTGGCCATCATGGGAACGTATGCCATGTGCGCTGGTGTTACGGCATTCTGTTCCATGTGGAACGCCTGACAATGATTATTACCAAGATCATGGCTGCGACGATCATGGGCCTGCTTGTTGTGGTCGGCCTTGAGTGGATTGCCATACAGGGCTACAAGGTCGACGCTGCGCGCACAGGATCAGCTTTGGCGGCCCTGAGTACCGAACTAAGTCAAAAAGAGGCCAATAACATGGCTTTAATGGCAGAGATTTCGGCCCAAAACACCGCTTTTTCGACAATGCAGCGAGTGGCCGACGAAAAGCGGAAGGCTGCGATTGTTGCTCGGGATGCTGCATTGGCGGCCCTGAATAAGGCCAAAGGCGACTATGCCCGGCTACGCAAGGACTGGCCCCAAGAGTGTGTGGCTGCGGTTGCCAGGGTCAGGCAGGAGCTGGGGTTATGAGCAAGCAAGGTGCATTGATCCTGTTGTTCGTGATCTTGTATGTGTTGGTGGTTTCTGCGCTGTCCGGCTGCGAGCATACCGTGTATCAGGATCGGCCTGTTGAAGTGAAGATCCCCGTACCAGTCAATTGCGTACAGCCTGGCGATACGCCGGCCCCCATGATCTACCCGGTTGACCAGCTCACCTCTGGCGACTCAGATGGCGAGATCGTCGGTGCGCTGCTGGCCGATCACTACCAGCGAGCGGCCACTGAACAGATCCTCAGAGACATTATTGACGCCTGCACTTCAACAAAGAGGGAAGAATTGTGATTACTGCTGCCGTATATCAAGCGTTGTTTAAGCTCACCCTGGCCCTGTTCGGACTGGTTATGACATGGTTCACGCTGCGCTTTCTCGACAACCACATCGAGGACGATTCCTTTGCTGACACACTCAAGACTGCACAGCCTGCTGAAAAGATGCACTATTTTGCCTATCGTTTTTTGGGCGTGTGCATCTTGGTCGGCCTCGTTATATCCTGACCAATGGGACGGCGAATTCAAGACCGCTACCGAGACATTCTTACCAGTCGGAACCGATTGGCGACTACTGAAGGCCCAGTGCTATCAGGAGTCCAGGCTCAATCCGCTGGCGAGAAGTCCGGTGGGGGCCTATGGCTTATGCCAATTCATGCCGGGCACCGCGAGGGATGTGGGCAAGAAGCTGGATGCTTCACCCGAAGAATTCTGGATACCCGAGGTTTCAATACGCGCCGCGGGCTACTATATGGGACGGCTGATCTTCAGTTGGAAGGCACCGAGGCCGCCGCTGGATCGGCACAAGCTGGCCCTGGCGAGCTACAACGCCGGGATTGGGCATTTACTTAAAGCTCAGAAGATATGCGGTAAGCCGCCGCTGTATGACCAGATCATTCCCTGTTTACCCATAGTGACCGGACACCATAGCAAAGAAACAATTGGCTATACGAAGAACATCGTCGAGCGGTGGTATCCCCGCCTGTTGCTCGAATAAACCAAACCTGGCGCTGTGCCGTATAGCTTTGAGGATGGCGCATAATGTCGCTGGAAGAACTTAAACCGGAATTCATATTCGCAATGTGCGTGGCCGCAGGTGGCGCAGTGTGGAAGGCAATCCTTATGATATTTAACTGGCATGATCGCCTGAAAGCTGTTGAATCTATTGCTATACAACAGGGCAAAGATTTATTCGTGGTCAAAGAGTCAGTTGAAAAACAATACATTGCCGTAAGAAATGACATAAAAGAGATCGGCCGGCAGTCCGAGGCCAGGCATGAAAATCTCGACGCCAAGATTGATATGCTAATCAATCGAGAGTTGGCCAAATGAGAGGGCTTGCGGAGAGGCTGCTTGCATTCGGGCTGGCCACACTCACCGTGGCCGTGCTGGTCTATCTGACGTTCAGTGAGTACGACCGGCGCAATCAGGTGGCCCGTAGCCTGTACCGCATGGAGACTCATATAACCAATGGGCCGATCTTCGGTGCGATCCTTTGTGAGCATATCTACCACATGGAGCGATCAGCCGGGCACTTGCCGGCAATTGATTGCCCGGCAGTGATTCGAGAGTTGCTCGAAAAAGAAAACCTGATTAAACCTGATGTGAAAGAATAAAAGACGCATTCCTGATCGCGGCATAAACGTGACGAGGAATGCGTTCACCAGGGGACGGCTAGGCGAGTGAAGGGGGGGGGTGCCGTGGCCATCGCGCTTCGGTGCAAGCTACAGACAATATCCAACGGGCCGCTATCGGTCTGTGCTATACCGTACATATTCCAAAAAATGATGAACATGAAGGACTGATATGGCCACTCATCTTGAAGGGTTGTTGCCCCTATGAGCGATAAAGACGACTCCATCGAGCGATTGATTGGCCAATTGCAGGAGCAAGTAGGTTTCTGGCAGGGGCGGTATGATGAGGCCAATGCCCGAGCTGAATCGCTTCAAACCGCCTTAACTGAAGCCAGTAACGCACTGACCACCGCTGGTCTGGTAGGCCGCTGCTTCCCTGAAGAATTACCTGAATACGTTGAAACAAAAGTTGCCGTAATTGATGCGGCGATCACCGAAAACACAGCACCCCCGGTAGGAGAGTAACCATGTCAATGTCCAATGCAACAGAGAACGCTGCGCTGAAAATGTTTCTGCAAGGCACCGACCCCAGTTATCGTGCAGGCGCTACGCAGTATCTCGCGCTGGTTACAGACGGCGGCGGCGCAGTGTCCGAGGCCGCGCCTATCGCTAACGAGTGTACCTACACTGGCTATGCGCGTATTCCCCTGACCAAAGCAAGCGCGTGGACTGACGGCGGCTCGGTGTTTACCAATGCCGATCTGCTACAGTTTGGCACCCGGACTGACGCAGGCGCTGCTCAGGTGGCGAGTGCCTTCGTAGTCGTAGACACGGCCAGCGGCGCGATTGCGCTCGGGATCATCGGTGTACTGTCTGCGCCCTTGAGTATCACGCAGAACATTCAGCCGCAGTTCGCTATTGGCGATTTGACGATTACGGCTGAGTAAGTATGGCGGGGTTTCGCAACTTACGGGTGATGGCTGAGGCCGAAGAAAATGGGCAGATTCATCTTGCCTATTTTCGTAAACCCATGTCGCAAGCAACATCAACAGGTACATGGTTCGATACCTCCATGAGTCCCGGCAGGCCGCCACCCAACTACTATATTGGGACGCCGCTGGTATTTACGCCAATGACGCAATCGGGCAATAAAGGCTTAGACCTCGGCAACCCTATGGCGGGGACTGGGTACAAGAAGTTCCTTCGGCGCGTAACAGTGCAGTGCAATTTGGCCGCCGCCGTGCCAATGCAGATGAAGATACTGGATTACCTCGGATTTTACGGCTTCGTCGATATGTCCACCCTCGACGAAGATCAGGTGATGGACAACACGCTATCTCTGACTCGGTATGAAACGGGCGAAGGCGTGATGATGATGCCCATTATTGTAGCGCCCTGTACGGCTGCTGCATTGGCCTTTGTTACTATCACCTACACGAACAGTGAGGGGGTTTCGGGGAGAACAGCTACATTCCAGATGGGGGCGCTTTTTTCAGGCTCACTATCAGTAGGCAACGCCATCAGCTTCGATAATTTTTGGTTTTCGTTCACCGCCCAGTCCACAGGCCCCTTCGTAACCCTGCAAGCAGGTGACTTGGGTGTTCGCTCGATACAGACCGTCAATGTAACGGCCCCCGGCGATACTGGCCTTGTGGCGTTTGTATTGGTGAAAGTGCTGGGGAATATGACGTTGCTGGAAACGACAGCGGCATCAGAAAAAGATTTTTTTGTAAATTCCGCCTCGATGCCAGAGATATTGGACGATGCGTTTGTGAGTTTGTATATCGCACCAAATGGAACGCTGGTAAACGCGCAGCTATTCGGTACGATAGAGACAACATGGGGTTAATGTATGGGCGGCTTTACATCACAAGATGATCTGGTCAACCAGCTTTCGGTGAACGGGAAAGCCTACCGAAACGACTGGCAGAAATCGACCTTCGGCACGACCGCTCAGGCGGCGGGTTTGTGGTACAGCCTGTTCCGTGGGGGCGGCAACCCTGCTGCGGATACGATCCTCGGCACCGGCACGAACCTCGCGTTTCAGGCGCTGACGGACGCTACAGCAAACGCGACAGGTATCTACCACGGCGGCAACGTGGGCGGTGGCAGCCCTTGGAAGCACCTGCTCAATGCGGCGGCGCAGACCGCAGCGGCAACGACCGCGCCCTGTGTGCTGATGTTGGTCGATCTGCTGGGCTTCTATCCGATTACGACCGTCACCACGACCGGCGATCAAGCCCTGAACAACACGGTGACGTTGCCCCGATACACTAACGGCGCAGGGGTGCAGGCGTTCCTGACACCCAGCACGGTCATGGGCGCGGGCACACCCAGCCTTCGACTGACGTATACGGACAGCGGCGGCACGGCGGGCAACCTGACTCCGGCTACGCTGCCTCTCTGTAACACAGCGGCACCTGTGACACAGATATGCTACAGCGGCTCGGGCGCAGGCAAGTACGGCCCGTTCGTACCGCTGGCCATCGGTGACTCGGGTATCAGGTCGGTTCAGCAGTTCAACTTGAGCGCCACCTACACATCCGGTGTGTTGAACCTCGTCCTGTGCAAGCCCCTTATGACCCTGCCGATTACCACGCTGGGCGTGACCGCTGAGCGCGATCTGGTCAACCAGTTCGCCAGTATGCCCAAGATATTCGACGGCGCGTGTCTGTCATGGCTGATGCTGGCAGGCGCAAACACACTCATAGCCACACCGTTATCCGGGCACCTTGAATTTGGCTGGAGTTGATACATGGCCCTGATCGGCAATCAATCGGTACTGCACAAGTCGCCGGGTAGATTTCTGTCAGGGACGCCGGGAACGCTGCGCTCTAATTTCAACAAATACGGCATGATGGCTGGCCGGTTTGAGAAAATGGGGTTGTACAACGCGATCCCCGCAGGCCACGCGGGCGGGCCTTCGTGCTGGGCCTTGCCGCAGAAACCTGGCTTTTTGTCGTCCCGCAGCGAGGCGTATGTCACGCTCGATTCCAGCGGCCCCGCCTCTATGGGCCGAGCGATTGATGGCGATGCGCCAGTTACCATTGACAGCGCGGCGACGATCCGGGCGATCAACTGGGCCTTTGGTGATGCAGTATTCACCATAGACTCAGCAGGCTACGCCTCGATGGGCGTAAACCTTGAGTCAGACGTAACCATCACCGTAAATGGTACGGCCGATCCATCAGGCGGCGCGTTCATGTACTCCGCTATAACCATCACCATTGATGGTGCGGCAGATGGCATTTCCGGGGCGGGCATTGCGGGTGACGCCGACTTTACCATCGACGCCAGTGGCCTTGCGTCCTTTGTGCTGACAGCCGCAGGCCAGGCCGACATATCGTTTGGCGCGTCCGGCACCATGTATGGCGCTATTCAAGTTGTTGGGCAGGCCGACATAGCCATTACAGTCGGTGTAGTGCCTACCTACGCACTGGGCAACATGACAGGCAACAGCCTGATCCAGCTCACTGACGGTACGCTGGCACCTTTCGCCATTGGCTACATGGAGGGCAGCACACTTTACGCGCCCGAGCTGACGCCGCAGAACGTGGCTGAGGCAGTCTGGGCGGCAATAGCGGCAGCGAATAACCTTCCCGGCACGATGGGCGAGCTACTGAATGGCGCTGGTGCTGGTGGAGATCCGTGGCTGACGCCGCTCCCAGGGGCTTACTCGCCAGGTACTGCCGGGCAGATTATTGGCCTGCTCGATGAAATGACTCAAGACGATGGCTTGGGCAACGCGCAGTACACGCCGATTGCCCTAGCGCAAGCGCCGGTTGGTATAGGCAGCTCCCCTTCAGGCGAGTGGCTGTTTGATACAACCCTGACTTCCGGGCCGGGATCTGGCGACTTGCGTGTGAATAATGCGTCACTGGCCAGCGTGACGGCGATCTTCATCAATGAGACAACCGCCAACAACGGCAATTCCACTGACTACCTGACCGCGCTGAAGGCCGGCGACTCGATTTTTGTCTATCAGGATGGCGCTGCTGACAAGTTCCTGAAGCTGAAGATCAGCATTGCGCCGGTCGATATAGGCGCGTCATGGACTATTACCGGGATCGTGACAGACAGCGGCGGCAGCTTCGGCAACAACAAGCGCCTCAAGGTCACGCTGGTCGCAGAGGAAATCAGCGCGGCCACGATAGCTGATGCGGTATGGATCAAGGGTATTGAGGCCGGGTATTCCGCTGAAGAAATACTCCGATTGCTTGCAGCTTATGCGGCTGGTGATGCCTCTGGCCTCGATGGCACGGCAGAGTTTACCGGGCTTGATGGTGTGACTCCGCGAATACAGGGGACGATTACCGGCAACGACCGGGCGATCACTGCGCTGGACGGCACATAATGAGTGCCTTTGATGGCTCTTGGGATGGCGAGTGGAATGGCCGCTGGCTCGGGACTCAGGCCCTTCCGCCAGGCTTTGCGACCGGCACCGCTGGCCTGCTCATTAACGGACAAGGCAGTATTGTTGGCATTGGCAGGGTCGATGGCGCTGCGGTGCTGGTCATTGATGGCGCGGCGACTGCAACCGACAACAGCGATCACGGCGCAACCCAAGTGGTTGTGCTGGATACGATCTACTGGGCAACACTGGTTGCAAACAAGCCGGCCAATGCCCCCCGAGTGGTCACGTTTGGGTCAATTGACGGCAAGCTGGTCACGAAAGCAGCCAATGACGAAGCGCCAGGCAAGATAGTCGCCTTGCGCCCATTGACCTCGCTGGTATCGGCAGTCAACCAAGCGCAGGCCAGCCGTGTTGTGTTGCTCGATGCCTACCATGTGAGATCCAGGGTGAAGGCCGCGGGGGAAGATAAGGTGGTTTCCTTCCCGGCATTGGGACAACAAGTGGCCGCTGTGCAGCCGGCCGCGCTGAATGCAATACGATCGATCGACACTACAGCCCGGATTGTGGCTGCGGTCAACGGATAACGGAACTAACTATGTCATGCCTGCAAACTATTCGCGTATTCAATGGCCGGGAGAACACTGCCGCACAGGTATTTGGATTGGTTGCGGCAGACGGAACAGCCAGCCTGTTTGATTTCTCGACTGCTACCCGGTTTACACTGACATTCACTGTGGATGGCGTGGTGAGGGTGATTGATACCGCTGTGCTGGCTGAGGCGACCACAATGGTCGAAGGGCCTGGCGCAGGCGAGATTACATTTGACTTGGGGGATGAGGCGATCCCGGCCGGAGTCTACATTGCCGACTTGGTATTCTATTCGCCCACCTACCCTACCGGGTACATGCTCGATGCCGAGGACGGACATACACTGCAATTGGATGTTCGATAATGCCTAAGAAAAAGGCAATTGCCGTTGTGAAATCTAAGCCAACAGCCGACGAGAAGTACCGCGTGTTTGCTGAGGCCTATATCAATACTGGGGTGCAGGCCGAGGCCGCCAAGCTGGCCGGGTATCGAGGCAACACCCAGTCATTGAAGGTGACAGGCTCCAAATTGCTCAAGCATCCCAAGGTCGTGACGATCCTGGCCGAGCTTCGAGCGGAGATAAAAACCGAAAGCCAGGTACTGTGCGAGGAATTGCGCGTGGGCACCCACGAAAAGCGCATGTTCTTATGGGAGCTGGCCCACGACTGCCGCAAGATCGTTCGAGAGGACGAGGAACTGAGCGAGCATGTAGATGCGACCGGGGCGCTGGTGAAGATCGTCAGGACGGTGGAGCGGGTATTCAGGCCGCGTGAGGCCATTGATTGCATTGTCGCTATGAACGAAATGGACGGCGATGTGCCAACCGGGAAAGACGGTGGCGGCAAACCTGGCCAGTCGCAGTACCCTCCCGGCATGACCATCGAGCAGGCGGTAATGACCGTGATCTATGGCAATAACCCAGCGTGATCGAGCTACCGACAGATCCCGTATTGCGGGCGGCGACCGTTGATGAGCTGAAGCGGCTGGTGTACGACTTCCCGTACTACGCTTATAAGTGCCTGAAGGTGGCGACCAAGGGCGGCGCGGAGCAGGGCCTTGTGCCATTCCAGCTCAATACCGCGCAGCAGTACGTCCACACACGGCTGGAAGAACAACTATTCGAGCAGGGCCACATCAGGGCATTGATCCTGAAGGGCCGGCAGCAGGGCATATCGACCTACACTGAGGGGCGCTTTTACTGGCGCACCAGTGTTCGGCGTGGCGTGAAGGCCTACATCCTCACCCACCTGGCCGAGGCTACCGACAACCTGTTCGGCATGGTAGAGCGATACCATGTCAACGTACCGGATCGGCTGCGGCCGGCCACTGATAAGAACAATACCCGGCAGCTTCGGTTCATCGAGCTGGATTCGGGGTACAAGGTGGGCACTGCTGGCAGTAAGGGAGCGGGCCGATCCGGTACTTACAATTACTTCCACGGTTCGGAAGTGGCTTTCTGGCCCAATGCTGACAAACATGCCGCGGGCGTGTTGCAGACGGTAGGCCGAGGGAATGGCACTGAGGTTATCTTCGAGTCCACTGCAAACGGGCCGACCGGGTATTTTTATACCCAGTGGCTTTTGGCGCAGAAGGGCATTGGTGACTTCATTGCCATTTTCGTGCCGTGGTTTTGGCAGGAGGAATATCAGCAGGAGCCGTCTGAGGACTGGAAACCCGAAGGCGAGGAATCGGAAAGGGCTGGCGTGTATGGCCTGACCCGCGCCCAAACCTACTGGATGCACATCAAGAATCTGGAACTGGGCGGCCAGCCGGGCATTATCTGCAACCTATTCATGCAGGAGTATCCCTGCACTGCCGCTGAGGCCTTCGTTTCATCCGGTGGCGACAAGGTATGTGACCCGGCGTTGGTAGCCGCGGCCAGGGCCAATACGATCCTCGATTCACTGGGCGCGCGCGTGATGGGCGTTGACCCGGCGCGCATGGGCGCTGACAGAACCTCGATGATTGATCGGAAGGGTCGCCGGGCCTACAACCTTGTGAGCTATCGCAAGAAGAAGAATACCGAAGTGGCATCACTGGTGGCTGCCAGGATCAACAAGGCCGCTAAAGAAGGCGATCCCTACCAGAAAGTGTTTATAGACGTTGGTGGGGTCGGGGCCGGGGTGGTGGACATACTCCAAGACAGCGGATTCGCGGATCTGGTGGTGCCAGTCAACTTCGGTGGCCGGCCTTTGGATCCAGAACTGTACGTCAACAAGCGATCCGAGATCTGGAAAACGATGGGATTGTGGTTCGAGAGCGAGGGCGGGGTAGACATACCCGACAACGACTCACTACATGCCGACCTGATCGGCCCCAATTACACACACAATCTGGTCAGAAACCAGTTTGTATTGGAAAGCAAAGAGCAAATGATTAAACGTGGCGTACCCAGTCCAGACGAGGGCGATAGCTTGGCATTGACCTTTGCATACCCGGTGGCAATGCCGACCGCTAAGAAGCAGCGCCGTCCTGCACAAGATTGGAGAACCTGATGCCGACGATTGGAGTGGACGAAACCGCAGCGCCAGGTATGGCGTTGCCGCAGCTTGAGGCCATGTTGGGCGAGATCAACATGCAGCCGGTGTGGAAAGACGAGGCGCAAATTGCGGCCGCCTACTACGATGGCAAGCAGTTATCGCCCAAGGTAATGGAAACCCTGAAGGCTCGGGGCCAGGCTCCGCTGGTGTTCAACCTGATCGGCCCGACCATCGACGCTGTACTGGGCATCGAGGCCAAGACTCGTACCAGTTGGATCGTGCGCCCGGACAATGACGACAGCATCGAGGTGGCCGAGGCCATGAACGAGAAGCTGAACGAGGCCAGCAGGCTATCGCTCGCGGATCGGGCCTGCGCTGATGCGTATGCTGCACAGATCAAGACCGGGCTGGGATGGGTTGAGGTCAACCGGAATATAGATCCGTTCGACGCCCCATACCGCACCAACTATGTCAGCCGCAATGAGATCTCATGGGATTGGCACTCGAAGCGGCCAGACCTGAAGGATTGCCGGTATCTGGTGCGTGAGCGGTGGCTGGACGAGGATCGGGCCTTATTGGCATTCCCGACACACCAAGCCCTGATTGCCAACGCGGTGCGCGGGTGGAAGGCTTGGGAAGGCGTGTGGGACGATAACAAGTCGCATCAAATGGTGCAGTTGCTTCATGCGTACAGCGATATGCAGCAGACCACGCTGGACGAAGAAACGTGGTTCGACACTGAGCGCCGCAGGATCCGAGTGTTCGAGATATGGTATCGCACCTATCAGCGCGGCACAGTGTTGAAGCTGAACGATGGCCGGGTGATCGAATACCAGCCGGGCAATCCCTTGCACAACACGGCCATTGCGCTCAAGACGGCCAAGCCGATTGTGGGCACCTTCCCCAAGATGCGACTGTGCTACTTCCTTGGGTGCCATAGAATTGTCGACATTCCATCGCCGCTGCCCCATGACAGCTTTCCCTACATTCCCTTGTGGGGATTCAGGGAGGACGGCACCGGGATACCCTATGGCCTGATCCGCAGGATGATGAGTCCCCAGGATGAAGTGAATGCCCGGCGCTCGAAGATGATGTGGTTGCTCGCGGCCAAGCGGGTAATCATGGACAGTGATGCTACGAATATGGACGTAGAGGAAGTCACTGACGAAGTGCAGCGCCCGGATGGCGTCATTATAATGAACCCTTCCCGGCAGAACCGTGACCAATACGCATTCAGGGTTGAGCAGGACTTCCAGCTCGCGGCCCAGCAATTCGAGATCATGGTGGAAGCACAGAAGATGATTCAGGACACGGCCGGCGTCTATTCGGCCCTGATGGGCAGGCAGGACGGCGGCGCTGACTCGGGTGTGGCCATTGCCAGCCTTGTTGAGCAGGGCAGTACCACCCTGGCCGAGCTGAACGACAACTACCGCTTTGGCCGCCGACTGGTGGGCGAGCAGTTGATGGCCATGATCCAGCAGGACATAGGCAAGGAACAAACCGAAGTGGCGACCAATGTGGCCAAGCCGGACAAGACCAAGTACATAAGCCTCAATCAGCCGGTACGCGACGAAGTAACCGGCGTGGAATCGATCAACAACGATGTGATGCGCTCGAAGATGCAGATCGTGCTGGACGACATACAGGCAACAGCGGGCTACCGGGCACAGGTATCGAACCGCCTGTTCGAGCTGGCCGCTACTCTGCCAGACGATGTGAAGGTGGCGATCCTCGACATTGTAGTGGATTCGACCGACATACCGCAGCGCGAAGAAATCGTGAAGCGTATCAGGAAGATCACTGGCACCGGCATCGATCCGCAGGATATGACGCCCGAAGAACAAGCCGAAATGCAGCGCAAGCAGGAAATGGCCGCCGAGCAAGAGCAGTTGGCTATTGAAGAACTGCGCGAGAAGGTCAACAACCTGAAGTCTCAGGCTATCAAGAACAATGCGGTGGCCACGAATACTGACGCTAAGACCGGCAGCCAGAAGTACGACGACCGGCTGAAGGACGCGCAGACCGACAAGACTATCGCTGAAATGAAGAAGCTGATGCAGGAAATGTCTGCCATGAGTGAGCAGATGAACCAGCAGATCACGGACGGCCAGGCCACGATCAAGGCTTATGAGTCTGTCTTGCCGAATGTGATGGAGTACAAGGCATTGCAGTCTCCCGGCGCGACCAAGAAGCCGGGTGGCATGGCCAGACCAGTGGCGAAGAAGAAAGCCGCTGTGAAGTAAACCGAATAATGTGGAAAAGCCCGCCAAGTGCGGGTTTTTTTATGACCAGAATTCACGAATGCCGAGGTCGTGACGGCTCAATAGTAAATCACGCAGTCATGCGATAAATGACGGAGCGCAGTAATGAGTGACGCAGCAATGGAGAAGATTTTAGATTCAGGAAGCCTTGAGGATATAGATGCCTTGCTATCCAACCTTGAAAAGGGAATGGACGAGAGTGCAGCCTTGGCCGCCGTTGAAAGTAGCGAAACCGTGCCTATTGTTCCAGATGTGGAACCAGTAGCGCCCGTTGACCCGCCCAGTCAAAACGTGCAGAGCCAGGTAGCACCCCCAGCAGAAGCAGACGCCCCAGCGGCCATACTGGCTAAAGATGGTAAGAACCTTATTCCATTCAGTGTATTGGAGAATACTCGGCACCAAGCCGCAGCTATTCAAGCGCAATTGGAGGAAGCACAGCGAGTCAATGCCCTGTTACAGGGGCAGCTTACGGAAGCGAATATCAAGCCAAAGGAATTGCCCGAGCATATCCGATTTACCCCGGAGCAGCTTGAGGACTTTGCAACCTACGGTGAGATCGGTGAAGCGGTGGCGATTCTTGCCCAGCAGAACCAGGCTTTACAAGAGCAGATTGCACGGCAGATCCCGAGCTACCAGCCGCCAGAAATGGTGGCCCCGGAGTCCAATCCACTTGCCAACAATCCCGACACCTTGCGGTGGAGCGGGAATGACGCCCATTGGGACATGATGCAGGTCGTGAATAGCGGCCTTGATAGTGACCCCAATTGGGCGGGCAGAGACACAGCAGCTCGCGTTCCTGAAATTGTTCGTCGGATGAAAGTCGCCCTTGGCGAATCTTCCGGCGCGGATGTAACTGCAAGCGCGCAGGCCACCATAGCGGCGGCGCAGCGCGTAGCACCAAACTCACTAACCGATGTGGGGGGTGAAGTACCCGGCCAGACCCGGCCGATTGCTGACATGCTTGCCGATGGGGACGCCCAGGATGTTGAGGCGTACCTAGCGAAAGCAACAGCAGGCGGCAAGTCTATGGACGAGGTTCTATCTGCCCTCCTTGGATAATTTTTAAGGAGACATTCTATGTCTACAACTGTAGGAACTAACGCCAGCATTGCGAACAAATTGTTCAATGCTGCGCTTTTCTTGGAAGCCTCTCGGCGTCCGTCTTTTGCCAACATCCAAACTGGCGCAGCACCCTCGCTGTCCGGTGAGGCTCGAAAAGCAAAAGGCCAGACCGCTGCCGGCGCTCCAATCGTGCGCGTTACCGATCTGGAATCTTCAGCCGGCGACGAAGTGACCGTGGACATTTTCCACCAACTGCGTCAGAAGCCAGTGATGGGCGACAAGATCATCGCGGGCAAAGGCGCTAACCTGAAATATGCGAGCTTCTCTCTGAAGATCGACCAAGGCCGTACTTTGGTTGATGCGGGTGGCCGTATGTCTCAGCAACGCACCAAGCACAACCTGAAAATGACAGCCAAAACCTTGCTGTCTCCGTACTACAACCGACTGGCAGACCAGATTTCTCTGGTTCACCTGGCAGGTGCCCGCGGCGATCACAATGACGCTGACTGGATTCTGCCGCTGGCCTCGGATGTGGATTTTGCGGAAATCATGGTGAACCCCGTAACTCCCCCGACCTTCGACCGCCATTTTTATGGTGGAAGTGGTGCGACCTCGATTGCAACGCTGGATGGTGCCGACTTGTTCGCGCTGTCTGCCGTAGATCGTTTGCGCCTGGCGCTGGACGAAATGGCGTTCCCCTTGCAGCCGATCCGTATGGAAGGCGACCCAATGGCAGAGGATTCACCTTTCCACTGCCTGTGGATCACGCCTCGCCAGTGGTACGACTTCTGGACTTCTACCAGCGGTTCTGATTGGCGCGCACTGCAAGCGAATGCGTTCGAGCGGAAGAATAACTTCAATCACCCGATCTTCAAGGGTGATGCGGTGATGTGGAACAACATCCTCGTTAAGAAGCAGCCCCGCCCGATCCGTTTCAATGCAGGCACGGTAGTTACGGTTTGTACCAATAGTGTTGATGCAGCGACCACGACCAGCACCGCAGCAGTTCGCGTAGAGCGAGCTATCCTGTTGGGCGCACAGGCGATGGCTGATGCTTACGGCGCGACTGGTGGAGCTGGCGGCGGTTACTACTTCGGCATGAACGAGGAAGTGACTGACCACGGCAACCGGAACGAAATGTCCGTTGCATGGATGAATGGCAAGGCAAAAATCCGCTTCCAGGGCACTGATGGTCGTGTAAACGATCACGGCGTCATGGTTCTGGATACCGCTGTCAGCACTACCTAATAGTAGTTCTGGCACCGCTTCGAGCGGAGAGTAAACACCGCAATGGGCCGGGAATTCTCAGCCCATTGTTTTAATCTTTTTCAATCAGAGGAACACAGTCATGGCAGATGTTCAAAGCCCCGGCTACAAAAACGCGCAGCAGAACGGAGAGTATGGCAACGCCCGCGTCGCCATTATGTCCGTAGCTCTTGCTGCATTCGCAACTACTGACCTGGCACTTCTTGGGCAACTGCCCGGAAGCTGCCGCATCCACCGTGTCACCGCCAAAACCGGCGACATGGGCGCTGCTCAGACGATGGACATTGGCTACCGCTACAAGGTGACGGCCGAAGGCACCAGCGATCCTGATGGCTTCTTCGATGGTATCGACACCGGCACCGCAGCGGCGACCAATACCTACGTTGGGCCTGTTACGATTGCTGCCGGCCAAGGCGTTGACATTGTGGCTGCACCTATCGGTGCCGCTGCAACTGGGCAGCTCGATGTGATTATCGAGTACGAGTACCTGGGTCAATAAACGACCCGTAACCCGGAGCGGGCCGGTATGGACGCTCCACCAATTCTTTAAGGAGGCCCTTCGTGGCTAACGTAAAAGTGCGGTATATCGGCACTAAGCCGATTCGTGGTGACAACATTTGCGGGACGCTGGCCGTATGGACTGGCGAAGGCAGTGTTCAAGCAGTACCAGAGGATGTGGCAGTCAGGCTTTGCCAGTTCCCGGATGTATGGCAATTGGCCGATAAGCCAGTAATCAAGCGGCCTGCTGTACAAGCTGCGCCGGCAGAATGCGACTATCTGGACGACGATGAACCTGAAGCTGCACCTGACCAGGCTGACGGCACCCCCGTTACCGCTGCGGAAATCGTTGCGATCCTGCCTTTGTTGGACAAGGACACAGACTTCACCGAGGCTGGCCGCCCTATCATGGCCAGTGTGCGCGCGCAGTTTGAAGGACGACCAGTGGAAATTGCTGATGTGAAGGAAGCCTGGGCTACCTTTACCGGAGCGGAGTAAACCTCGATGGTGAGCGCGGCGATTGAGACTATTTGTGACATGGTTGAACATGCCCGGCTTCGGCTGGACGACATAGGCCCAGTCGCCACGACACCAACGACCAATCTTGAGTTGATCCAGCAGGCGGCCGAAGTGGCCGACGAGAGTGAATTGCTGTGGTCAACGCCCGAGCTGGTGCATTTTGCCAATGAGGCCATCAAGGAAGTGGCGCTACGCACCCGCTGTATCCGTGATTCTGAACACGACGAGGCCAATGTCACGACTTACGCATGGGCCGCTGACGTTACGCACAAGTACGTTGACCAGCGAGTGCTTGAGATCAAGCGGGCTTTTTGGGTATCGACAGGCAATCCGACCGTGATCCTGACGCCGGACTCTGAAAAGTACCTTGACGAGCAGGTAATGGATAATAACCAGACGTTATATCAGAGTGTCTATGCGAATACCGCGCCCAACTGGCGCACAGAGCCGGTGGCCACTCCGACCCGGTACGTTGTCTCGCGGGAGAGCCGAGTGGTTCGCATGGTGGGCGTTCCGTCCATAGCGGGCACCCTGCAACTGGATGTGGTGCGCTTGCCGCTTGAGGCCATCGAGGTCGGTATACCCGAGATCCCGCAACACTTCCTGTCCGACTGTCTCGACTGGATGTGTCACCTGGCTTATTTGAAAAATGATGCGGATACCTATGATCCTACGCGATCAGAGCGATACGCCAAGGAATTCGAGCGCAAGGTAGGGCCGAGGCCCACCGATCATCGACTGATATGCGAGTACCAGCAGTCCGGTAGGCGTAGGCCGAGAGGGATTTACTTCTAATGCCAACCAATGACCAGTCAGTAAAGATCAGTCAATTCCTTGGGTTGAGAAATACCGACCGGCCGGCCAGGTTGCCCGAGGGGGCATTGGTTGATGCCGTGAACATTGATATTGACGACACTGGGGGCATTGAGCGCCGGGCCGGGTATTCGACCCTGACCGGCCTGACAGCCGTAACCGCGGCATACGCGACACTGGATGAAGCCAGCCTGTATGTTGTGGACGGCGGCATATTGAAGCGCGTAATGACTCTCTCACCGCTGGTGACTACGGCCGTGGCTATATCGATCGGCAATGGAGAGGTCTGGTGGGCCGAGAACGGCGAGCATATTTTTTGCTCGGGCGCGGCCAATGGCATAATTTACGGGAACCAGTTGTTCCCTTATGGGGAATGGGGATCTGACGACCAGCAGGTACTTGACGCCCAAGGGCAGTCCCTGTTTCTCGACGAGGCCGACATTGGCACCCTGGCCCCACCTGAAAACACGGAATGCGTGGCATTCTTTGAGGGCTGCGTATGGCTGTCCTACTACGACACCGCGGCAGACCAGACATTCATCTTTCGATCCAAGCCGTTCTTTTGGTCGCGGTGGGATACGGCCAATGACTACATCGCCGTTCTTGGTCATGTGCGATTGCTAGCTGCGCCAAAAAACAGCAGCGGCATGGTGATCGGTACGGATCGAGCAATCCATGTGTACAGCCAGGGTGCGCTGCAACAGGTGGCCGACTGGGGTGTAGCGCCCGGCCAGCACGATGAAGATGATGGCAAAGTGTATTTCTGGACAGACTTTGGCCTTTGCCGGGCGCTGCCCTTCGAGGCTATGACTGATTCCGCTGTCAGCGTGAACCCGGCAACTCGGGCCGTTGTCAGTGTTGCCTACCCGGATCTGGCGCACACCCGAGCCATTGTAGTGACCACCGGGGGCGGCGTGGCCGAGAATCCTTATGCCTGATAATTGTTACTGGATCGGGGAGAGCGGTGCCTACGAGCTATGCTTTTCAGTAGATTTGCCAGGCTTGCCAACCGGGTGGATACAGTACGACAGCTTGCCAGATGCCATCATAGGCAGGGCCGGGTACACAACATATCCACCAATCAGTAATCACCCCCAGTCAGGAAGGCCCGCCTACGGCAATGGCAATATCGTGATCGCTTGTGCGTTTTCCTATGGCGTCCAGCCGGCTGCTTCAAATGGATCGCATGAAACTTACGGCGTTTTTGTTTCCCAGGATGATGGCTTCACCTACGGCGACCTGATTGAGAAGTTTACATGGCTTCCGGGCGGGCCGTACTTTGAAGGGTATGACGCCAACGGCTTCTTTTATGGGCAGATTGAGCATTTTGGTACTGCTATATCGTTCGACGGCACTGATTTTTATGTGGTTAGTACCACGAACAATAATACCGCTGACAACGAATTGCTTATTATCACATCAAAATCGAGCGATGGTTTAAGTTGGTCGAATATAACAACCAACGCCGCCGACCATGATATTTCCCTATCGGATTCTTATGGCGGGAAGGTGTGGTATTTGGGGACTAACAGCACAATTGCCACCTACACTCCGTTCCCGGCCGATGCCTTCACGGTCGGCTATTCTGGCGACGATGGGGCAACGTGGACAACCGCTACTCTGGTGGCACCTAATTATGCCGCGCCAGATGATGTATTTGTGGCGTGTTCCGCAAATCAAGATGGCTTTCATATGGCCATGCAGAGCTACGTCGTATTTTGGGGAATAGTGTATTACCGGCCGACAGGCAATTCGTCATGGGATACGCCAGTAGACTTGTTCGATTTTGCGCTAGGCTTCTATGAGGATTTTGGAGTTCAGTTAATAGCGTCCAGAATAGACACGAACAATATCTATGCTTCAGTCAATGGCTATACGGTCGTGGACTCTTACGACTGTATTTATTTCAGGCGGTCAGGTGATGGCGGCTTAACATGGAGTTCAGATATAACGGCATGGGAAGGTGACGCGACAAATTATCTACCATCAACAGGACGATTTAACCGCCATCAGCTTGTTGAGCTGGCAGATGAGCGATTGGTTGTTGTTTTTGTGTATAACGATGGCGCTGACGATAATCTTGCGTATGTCATATCGAGCGATAATGGCGTGACATGGGGTGCAGCGACTGTATTGGAGACAGCTCCATTCCTTATTGACAACTACTTTTATAACGCTCGAATTTACGCCTGCGCCAGAGGCAATGATGTGATTGTGACCCAGTGTGACCGAGTTATCGCTGGGAATACCTATATCTTCCGACCGTAACGCCCAGGCACCGAGTACCAACCAGACCCCGCTTATGCGGGTTTTTTTATTTAACAGTAAGGAGAAACACCTATGTTGCGATTCTCAACCGGACTCCGTAATGGATTCCTAAACGCGACCGGCATCAAAGAGGCGATGGCCGATGGCATCATTCGCATCTATACCGGCGCTCAACCGATCACGGCAGACTCTGCCGCTATCGGCACCCTGCTGGTTGAAGTGACCGTCAATGCCGGTGCTTGGGCTGCTGGTTCGCCTACCAATGGCCTTGAGTTTGATGCACCCGTATCCGGTGTATTGGCTAAGGCCGCGGCTGAAGCATGGCGCGGCAATGGCCTTGCGGTTGGCGTAGCGGGCTGGTTCCGTTTCTATGCAAACCCGGTAGATGCTGGCGGCGCTTCCACCACCCTGGCCCGTATCGACGGTTCTGTTGGCAGATCGAGTGCAGACTTGAATCTGTCCAACACCAACATTGAGGTTGGCGTCCCGAACACGATTGATGTGTTCCAGATTTCAGTCGATCAAGGTTAATCGGAGTCCTTTATGGCACACGGAATATCAGACGATGCTATCACCAAGGTACTCGACCATATGTTTGGCTCGACGACCTACACCAAGCCAACAGGCAAGACGCTGCATTTGTACCAGGGCGATCCTTACGGCGCGGGATCGGAAGTTGATGTGGTGGTTGACGATACCGCGTATGCGGCCCAGTCAATTTCCTTCGCCAACGAAGGTGTGACTACGAACAATCGAGTTTACAACGATGCGATAGAAACCTTTGCCGCTACGGTGTATGGCTCGGGAGCTGCTCCCTATAGCGTGGATTTTTGGTGCGTTAAGGACGGCAGTTCAAACATCATGGCCGCTGGCCCACTACCAGCAGCCGTCAGTCGAGTCGCAGGAGAGTCACTGGCTTTCAATGTCGGCTCTATTTATGTTGAATTAGCGAGGACTGTCTAATGGCGTTAAAGGTATCTCAAGGCCTGCGTGATTACATGCTGGCCACAGGATCGTTCAAGGCCGGCGTGGCACTTGGGTTTTTGAAACTCTATGCAGGGGCTGTCCCGGCTGATGCCAATGCCGCAGTTGCGCCAGCAGTGCTGCTTGCTACTATCTCGGTGAACGCTGGCGGTACTGGGCTGTCCTTCGAGGCAGCGGCAGTGTCCGGGGTGCTATCCAAGGCCGCAGCGGAAGTCTGGCAGGGCGTTGTTGGATCGAGCGCGACATGCACCTTCTTCCGCTTTGTGGCGGTGGGTGATGATGGGCTTCTATCCACTACCCAGCGGCGATTGCAAGGAACAGTGGCATTGGTTGGCGGTGATCTTAACCTGTCCAATGTTGCCCTTACGGCGGCCTCAGTGCAGACAATCAACCACTTCAACGTGGCGCTGCCTACGCTGTGAAGCACATCCAATTCTTTGGCGAAAGCTCTCTGTGCAGCCAATGGCTGCCTTTCGCCAAGAAGAAGATGGATTCACTTACTCGCCTCTATGGAGCGCGAGTTTACTGGACATGGGAGCGGGTCATTGGGCCGGTCAGGATCAGCCTGGAACGCGATGGCGCAATTGAGTTCATCCGTATTTATGCGGGAATTCGCGGCTATGAGTACATTGCCGTTATCAATAAGTTTGTCGTCGACGAGGAAAATCCAGAGCCAACGGTAGATCCTGCGGTGTCGCGGTTCAGCATTGCTATGTTAGCGCCGCCCCCCGATCCCAATGAGCCGGTGCCGACGCCCCCGGATGAATGGTGGCTTGACCAGGGCACAATGATTGCCAGAAACCGCCGCGGGACGTTACTGAAGCCCGAGAACGACAGTAAAAAGCTGGATCGTCGTGACAAGTGGTTGAGTGCAGGCCGGTACGGATTTATTGATCCTGAAGATGATGAAGATACTGATCTCGGGACAAACCTTTATTCCGCGTCAGACTGGTTTGAGCTGCCCGTTGTCGATACTGACGAGGCTTATGCCCTGGCCGACCTTATTAGCGGGCAGTTTGACAAAGATCGCGGCAGGATTCTCAAGTGGTATACCCACCGCAGTCGCAATTTTGACTTGGCCTATTGGTTCCCACTGAAATACCCGATCCTCTTAGCGCCAGGCCTTGTGTTTTCCATTGCCACAAGCGGAAAGTCTCGCCTTACTGGCTTGACGGTTGCTAACTCCGATGATGATGGCAGCGGGCACTTCCCCCTTGCCGGATCTTGTGCATGGCAAGGCAATGTCCTCATGGGCGCGTCATGGCGCGGTGACGACTTCATGTTCGAGGTACGCAGCGAGAACTATCGCCAATACTATACCGGGTCATTTTTCTTTTCCCTTACCCGGCCCGGATGGATGAATAGCGGCATTCAGACGCCGTGGGTGAGTAGCGCGGCCGGTGGCCACCTTGATGTGTACACGCCTTGGTACTGGCGCGGGGATGGCAAGCGGTGCGTGTCATTGCAGTACAACAAGTACCTGCAACCATCCAGCAGCCAAGAAAGCGATTTACTTGATTCGGGCTTTGTTGAGGCTGAAATCATTGTCAACCAGTTGGTGCATCCCGGCGATCTTACCCAAGAGCCGCCAGAGATCCCCACGGTTGCTTCAGCGTACTTTGTTCACCAGCAGCACAACCTGGCTGAAATAGGGATCAACCCTTGCGCCATTGATTACTACATGCTGGATCAGCGCAAGAAGCGCGCCTATTACTTCGCCCCGTACATGGGGCCGATCAGAACCCGCGGCCTTGAGCCATCCGGCTTCCCTGATCCGCAGCCAGAAGAAAGAACCAGCTTTGCCCGAGACTTGCTGGTGTACCTAGTGTGCGTGGAGATAGACGATCTATTCCCAGGCACAGAGATTTGGCGCATCCCGGTTTGGCATGGCCAAGCATGGAGAGGCTACGACCTTATTGACGACGACACAGATCCTCCGTTGCCGCCCTATCTGGATGCAATTTATTGGGGGTCAGGGTTTGGATACCCTTCCATAACGCACAATATGGACGATGTGGATGGTGTGCCAGTGTGGGACTGGCTTGATATTCGCGGAGTGATTACTGCGATGGATGCCAGGGCTGAAGCCGTAGCGATCCATTATCAGGTGCGAATGCCCGAGCCGCACAATGTAAATGGGAATGACGTTGAAGAAAGCCGCTGGTTTGGGAAGTATTATCGAATCTGGCGTGACGAGGAACCGATAGTTCCTCCGCCCGAGCCGCCTATCGTGGCACCGCCATTGCTCAAGTCAGTGAGGCAAAACGAATGGATCAGGCCAGACCTGACATTAAGCCCAATACTGACCGATGGTGATTACACCTATTTGGACTCGGTAGATGGATTGAGTGGAGAGCCAGTATTGCCCGGCGACTTCATGGAAGTATTGTCTGAAATACCCGATGGTTATGTACCCTTTTTGAAAGGCTCCACATATGATTTAGACGGTACGCAGACAGGCCTTCAGCAACTGTATTCCACCATCTTGCAGCAGGTGGTTTACATTAGCGGCGGTGGATCACCTTACCGGGTATACAACGGATTCAGGGTTTCCCCGACCAAGAGCTTTGCCCTGATTGCGAACAACAGGTCACTGTTCCAGCACGTTAATACGGTATACAACAGTGAGCTGACCAATGCCCTTGAACCGTGGAGGGGCGTTCCTATGGAGTGGTGGGTAATGGATCACATCGAGCAGTACAAAGGTCGACTGAGCGAGCCGGCCACCAGTACGCACTATGGCTTATATAACGCGACTCGCGGGAAAGAGTATCCCCCTGGCGAGATCGAGGACAGCTTTGCCACCGCTTCCGTTAATGGGATATGGGTCGAATAAATGGAATGGCTTCTCAACAAACTCACAAAGACTGGCACTGCGTCTTACACGCCAGGAACGCCGGGAGTCCCTTCTATTCCGGGCCAGTCTGCCCAGCCATCTTACGACTACTGGGAGGAAGAAACGGTTGGTGGTGGCTATTACACAACGTCAGAGCCACCCCAAGGCTATGAGGACGTTGTTTATGGCGGCGGGTATACGGTCAGCTACAACGGCTATCGGTACTTTGGTTCTGTAAAAGGCGTTGTTGTTGCAGTTACCGATGCTGGCGGGACAATTTTCTACACCTACCAGATGCAACCAACAGTCGTGCGAACAAAGGTCACTGTCCCGGCAGTGCCCTACATTGCCCCGACTCCGGGTATCCCGCAAGTCCCCGCGCAAGAGTCCATCGACTACCGCTATGGATGGAACTCAGGTGCCACCGGCCCGGATGTGCTGGCAGTCAATACAGGCATTACATGGCGCTTTGACGAGGGCAGCATAGGCGCGGCGGTTGGCCTCTCCCCTATCGGAACACCAGGCCAGACCTACATTGAAATGACGCTGTGTGTTATAGCCCAGTCCGGGCTGTACCAGATATTGCTTAATGGCGTATCAGTCACCTCACCAAGGGTGTTTGATACCGCAGACAAGTTTGCCATCACGCACACGCCGGGAGGAATTTACCGGGTAGTTGTGAATGGCGCGGTGCAATACGAAACGACATTTACCGCCCCCAAGGTGCCCGATAGCTCGCTGTACTCTGCTTACGATGTGATCTTCGATGCAGTAGAGAAAGCGATTGCGGTCATTCCTGTGCTGGTCAATGTTGCCGCAGTCACTCGATCTGCCGCGGTCACGCTGGTGGCACCGAAAAGAGCCTTAAAGTACGGCCCAACAACAGGGCGCGGCATTGTGGGTGCGGTGTCACCATCGAGCGCGATCTGTACGCGGGTACGGGCAGGATCGACAATGATAACCGCTGGGATAGCGGTAACGAAATCAGCGGGTGTCGGCATTGCCTACAGAAACCGGGCATACAACCCTGCTACGGCTGTTGGCGCTGTCACCAGAACACTTGGCGGGATTGAAATCAGTCCGGGGATCGGCGCGCGCGCTGACCTAGCCTTTGAGGAAATGACTGGTTCCGCTGCCGGCCCTAATCACTTTGTCGGCTGGACAGGCTACAACGGCGATGGCTATAAGGCCTATTTACCCGAGTTGACTGTAGATAGCGCGTCAGGTTTCTTTGTGCCATCGACGGCCAATGGCGAAGCCATCATGGTGCCGATGATAGGGTATGGCATTGGACTGACCGGAGAAGTCTCTACCAGTTGCGACCTGGCATTTCTGCCGGTTATCGGATTGGCCTCGGGCCGGGATGCTACCGATCCCGTAGAGGACGGCGACTATGGCATGGCCGATGTGGCATTCGACGAGCTGTATGTTTTCGCGTCAGACGTACCCTTGCCGCAGGGAGCGGCAATGTCATTCTCTTTCGTCATTAACGCATATGGCTACACAGAACAAGCCAATGCGGCTTACCTGGCATCCCGCAATGCGTTCAGTGTGATCGGGTACGGCAGCGGGCAGCTTCAAAATTCCTTTGGCTTCAATTTGGAAGCCGAAGCGACCGGCGCAAACATTGGATGGATGAAAGGAAGAATCGGATATGGCTGACACAATACTAACTGATTTGGCGGAATATAGTGGGGTGCTGGCCCCTGACGACTGGGTGTATCTGGTCGATGCCAGTGCTACGCCGCCAGCCGGGTCTTACAAAATCCAAGTCAAAAACCTTGGTGCGCGCATACTGTTGCAGGAAATCATTAACACCTCTGCGGGCCAATTTGATTTCGGGCCTGCTTTGGCTGGCGGCATTATACCCGCGGGGTTTAACAAACTGGTTATTGAAGGCGAACTTAGAAGTAATGCGGCCGTTTCCCTGGCCAATGTCTGTAGCATTTTTAATGCCGACACGACAAGCACAAATTACTACTCGCAGTTGACTACTGCTTATGGTGCCTCCACAGGTGGTGGAGCGGTAGGGCAGGCAGCGGCCTTTAACGCGGCCACCTGTACAGGCGCATCCTCGCCCACTGACTCCTATACATTCGTTCGCATGGAGATATTCAACTATACCGGCAACCGCCTAAAGTCTGTGCTATCGAACTACTGCTCTTTAGAAATACCTACGGGGCTTCGTGTAGGCTCGCAAGCATGTGTGTGGGATTTCAATAACGCTTTGACTCGCATTCGCATTCAGACAGATAACCATCCTGTCAGTCAGTTGTTCGGGGTGCTGCGCTTATACGGTGAAATGTAATGTCAGTATTATTACTGCAATCTGGTGACAAGCTATTACTGCAAAACGGTAATGGCCTTGGTTTGGATGGACTGACCGATATTGTTGGGTCTGCTGCTGTCACTATTTCCAGTACAGGTACGGCAACCTTCATTGACCATACTGTGCCGGCAGATCCTTATGTGCCGCCTTTTGAACCGACAATCAATATCCGGTTTAATGTCGAGGCCAATGCCTTAGTAGGCGCAGTCGGTTTAATGGCCGTCAGTTGGATCGGTCTATCAGGTGCCGGCCAGGGTGGATCGCAGGGCAAGTTCAGCGCCCCCCTACTGGTATCTTCTTCAGCCGTATCTGTTGGCGCTGTTGGCCGGCTCGACGTACCTATCAACCGGATGTTCAATCTTCATGGATCGGGCACCCCGGACGTGGCTGGCCGAGCCGTTATGGTTGCGCCACTGTTCCGATCCTTGTTCGGCGTACACCGGGGCACCGCCCCCCTGTTTGCATTGCGTGGCATTGCCAGCGGCGGCTTACTGGTGCCCGAGCTTTACAATGCAATGGCCGTGAATATCAAGAATGCGGCGCTGACGGAATACACCGGGTTCGCCTTTAACCACATGGTTATTTTCAATGGCCAGACGGTTGCCTTCAGTGATGCGGGAGCCTTCCTGCTGGGCGGGGATCTGGATGTGGCGGCAGAAATCAATTCTGTAGCAGAGCTGGCACCAACCGACTTCGGCTCTAGCAACATGAAGCGAATGCCTTATATGTACATTGGCACAAAAACAGGGGCCGCCATGCTGGTATCCACCATCGCCGATGAAGATGAAATACTGGCCAGCCTAACGGCAACGGTTGGTCGCAATCGCCGGGCGAAGATGGCCAGGGGCAAGAAGGCCAGGTACTGGGCCGCCAAGATCCAAAACAGAAACGGCGAGGACTTCGCTATTGATTCAATCGAATACTTGCCGATGGCATTAGGGAGAAAGGTCTAATGGCCACTATTGATGAAGTCATTGAGAATGCCCAAGACTACGCCGAGGATCTGAGGGGCCTGGCCGAGGACATGGTAGAAGATGCCTCGCAAATTGCACAGGGCCGAGCTTTTACAAATGTAAGGGACTTGGAATTTACGCTAGGGCAACAGGAAGATGCTTATGGGTTTATTGACGAGGATGTGCCAGCGGAATTCACGGACACTTTTTTCCGCCCGATAAAAGATCAATATGTAGATGAGGTTGATTTTGAAGCGCCTTATCTTATAGCGCAGCCGCAATTTCCCAATGCACCCGATGCGCTCAATACAGACAATCTTTTTGACATTGATCTGCCTGCTTGGGATATACCGGATTTCACTACTGCGCCGCCGTCGATCAATACCAATTTACTGTTTCCGACTGCGCCAGTCATTACGCTGCCGCCAGATCCTACGCCTTCGGGCGATATATTCGACGTTCCTGATGTAGTCGCTCCGATATTTGACGATCAGATGAACCTGAATGCAGTATCGACGATTGATGTAACTGCGCGAATAGCCGATGAATTCACGATCACCCGGCAACAGTTGGTTGATGCGGCAGAGTCGTATGCGAACAATTGGATGGTGCAGCATTGCCCCAATTACACGACTGGAATGGCCGAGCTGGAAGCGCGCATATCTTCGGCCATGCAGGGCGGCAATGCCTTGGACGAGGCTTGGGAGCAGGCCATCTATGATCGTGCGCTGATCCGCACCACTGACGAACAGCACCGGGCGCAATTGGCGTTGACTGAGGACTATGCTCGCAGGGGCTTTGCTGTCCCGCCGGGCGCGGTGATGGGCGGCCTGTCCCGCATTCGTTATGAGCAGTCGCGCAATACTGCCGACATATCCGCACAGGTTGCCGTCGAAAGGGCCAAGATCGAGCTGCAACATTTGCAGTTTGGTATGCAGATCTCTACTACGTTGCGCCAACATTTTTCCAGTGCCATGCAGAACTACATGCAATTGGCATTAAGCGGCAACGGGATCGCATTGGAGTACGCCAAGGACATTGGCCGCTGGGCTGCCGAGATCTTCAACCAGGGTGTCGAGCTGTACAAGCTGGAAATTCAGCGGTATCAGGCCGAAGCGCAGGTATATGCAGTGCGCCTTGAATCCGCGTTCGCCATGATTAAAGTGTTCGAGGTCGAGATTGAGGCCGAGAAGCTGAAGATCGAAGTGGATCGCAATGCCATTGCGCTGTATGAAGCCAAGATACAGGGCGAGCAGAGCAAGATCGAGATTTACAATTCCCAGTTGCAGGCTATTCGGACGCAGTTGGAGTCAGAAGGCCAGAAGCTCGCCATTTACGAATCACAGGTGAAGGCCTACGCCACGCGAGTCGGGGCGAAAGAGTCTGAATACAATGCCTATCGAGCTGCCATCCAGGGCGATGCAGAAAAGGTGAATGCGTATTCCGCGGAAGTGAGAGCCTACTCAGAGGGTGTGAGCGCGGCCGGAACGAAAGTGGATGCAGATCGGGCTATTTCCCAGTCCATCACCGAGTACAACCGGGCGCTGCTGGATAGACGCGACAGCGGTATCAAGCTGTATATGGCTGATATTGACGCTGAAGGCACCCGGTTTTCTTCTTCAGTGGAAGCGCAGAAAGCTGTCCTGGCGTCTTACACGACCCGAGTGGAAGCCAAGCTCAAGGCCATGCTTAATGAATATGAATACAAAAGACTGGATCTTCAGGCCGCAGTCGCTAGGGTAGAAACCAATTTAAGAGCGCAGATTGCCGATGTGGAATCCTCTGTTCGCTCTATTGTGGCGCAGGCCAATGTTACCAATTCTGGCGCGAATATCATTTCTAACATGGCCAGTGCGGTACTAACTACAAACAACACGATATTGACCAAAGAGGATACCTAAGATGCCATTATTGAAGCCGCGACTTACTGAGCAGCAGCGCCTGACGCAGCAGGCATTGACCAAGCCCCCCGGCGTGGATTTGGGTACTGGCCGGCCAACTTTGGGCAACACGGACTACACGCGCCCTGGCACCACTCAGGCCATCCAAAATCCCAACATTGCTGGTGACGCGCCTTATCAGGCGACTCGGGATGCACAGAATGGCCGCCTAGCTGAAGCGAAGATCGAGGCTCGTCGTGCGGGAAGGGGCGCGGCACCCAACCCCACCGCCACGGCTCCCGATCCTGCCCGAGTAGCCGCCCAGCAGCGGTTCGATGCAAAGGCCGCCGCCGAGGCCGCCGCCAAAGAGACAAAGAAGGCACCCAAGACGAAATTGGTTAAGCCGGCAGCGCCTGCACCGACAGCGCCTGCACCGACAGCGCCTGCGGTTAAGCCGGGCCTGTTAGGTAAAGCCGCTGGCATTGGCGGCAAGTTGGTTAGAGGGGGCGGTGTAGCGGCGCTCGGTTATACGGTGGGTCAGGCTGCCTACGAAGGCACCAAGGCGCTGATTGAAAACACTGAGTATGGCCAGCGAATCCCAACGGCTTTAGCCGACCTGGCCTCTAATTTGACCGGAGCAGATGAGCGGGAGGCAGCACTGCTGTCAGAGGATCCCGCTGTGCGAAACCCGGCCATCGCGGGAGAGAACTATAAAAGCGATCTGAGAACCAAGGCGCAGAGTGGTGCGCCTGCACCTGCCGGGCAGCCCGCAGGGCCAACACCATTGCCCGCCCGGCCCGGCTCCACTGAAGAAGCGCAAGTGGCTGGCTATGTCGCGCAAAATAGTGTCGATGCTGGCAAGGGCGTCAGTGCCGCCAACCCGCAGGCCATACCCAATACCGGCTTTAATTATGCCGGGAAGTATGGCGATACCGAAGTCTTGTCCCGGCCCACGATGGGTGCCGATGGCAAGCCGGTGATTGATTCTGGCAGCGGGCCGCGCGCGGGACAGGTTGTGCCTGAATTCACCGACCAGAACACTGCATTCAACCGCCCTGGCTCCGCACCTTCAGCAGAGGCGCAGGCCGCCGAGGCCGCTCGCGTTGCTCAGTCTCGGGCAGACTACGAGCGCAACACTACTGGCAGCGATGGTCGTCGATACTACGGCGGTGGCGCTACTGAGGAACTGAGGGCTGCCCAGCTTGAGCAGGCTCGCAAAGGCGATGCTGATGGCACCGTTGCCCGGCAATTGGCTGATGAGGGCCTGACCCCCGAGCAAAGGGCCGCCTATGCGACTGACCCGGTGGCCGCGTATGGGGTAGATGCTGACGCCAATGCTGCGGCTGTTGGCAACCAGCTCGATGCGTACAAGCAGCAATACACCATGCAAGGCGATACCATCAAAAATGCCAGGCTGGAAAGAAGTGCTGAAATGGAAAATTCAGGGAAATTGATTGCCGGCTTGAAAACGAGCAACCCTGCCTCTTATGACAAAATAATGCAGATGGCAGCAGAGCAATCAACAGCCAGTGGCCAGCCAATGAGTAGCGTTGTTTCGCAATTATTGGCATCATTACAGATGGATGCAACAGGTGCGCCAGTCATAGGCGAAGATGGTAATTTTGTGCCACTTCCTATTGATACTCCGCAGTCTGGCAGTGCATTACAACAATACCTATAAGGGATAGAAGATGGCTGATCGACCGGGGGTTAAGTGGAGCGATATAACCAATCTTGACAGTTTCAAAAATGATACGCCGGAAGGGCAAGAAAAGACCCGCACTGGCTTTTTTGAGCAGCGAGTCGCCCCAAATTTAGCGCCAGATCGTGTCGAAATCGAGCGCAAGAACTGGGATAGTGCCACCCTGCCGCGACCGGCAGCCCCGGCCCCCGGTGTGGCAGCGCAGAGCCAGAATACCAACCTGGCGGATCCGAAGGCGCTGGCCCGGCCCACCACTGTCAATCAAGCCACCCCACAGGGGCAGCAAGCCCCGGCGATCCAGCGACCCAAGGGTGAGGCCGGGTTTGTCAGTGGCGTGGCAGATTTTGGTCGTGCCGTGGTCAAAGGTGCAGTTGAGGATGTACCGAAGGCCATTGCAGGCGGCATCGAGGCATTCAATCGGCCGCAATTCGACGAGCAGGGCAGGAAGCTGGCCCCTAATGCGCTGGGCCGGGCCACCGATGCAATAAAAACCAAGGCCGAAGAACTCGGTGCAGGCTGGCAGCAGTCTGAGTACGGCAAATTCGAGCAGGAGAAGGACGCCTTCGATCTGCGCGGTGCAGCCTATGGCGGCGGCGAAAGCATGGCCATGAGCTTTGGCCCGGCCCTTGTCGGCGGCATACTCGGTGGACTACTGACCAAATCGGCTGCGGGTGCCGCCAAGGGTGCTGCAATAGCCCAAGCTGCCACGTTGCCCGTATTCTTTGGATCTGCCTACCAAGACACCTATTCTCGCGTGTACAAGGATCTCGGGGAGCAATACCCCGACCTGACCGAGGAACAGGTTCACGACCAGGCTGTAAAGGCGGCGCTCGGGACTGGCTCCGTGGAAGCGGGTGGCGAGGCCATTGCTGACGTAGCCACCAATGCCCTGTTCAAGAACGCTCCGGGCTTCGTGAAGAAGAACGTGGCCAAGGCATTGACCCGAGGTTTCCAAGGCGCGGTGCCCCTGCTGAAAGGCATAGGGCGGGTGCTGGGCACGGAAGTCGGGACAGAACTCTTGCAGGGTGCAGCACAGGCCGAGATCGAGCAGTCGGTAGGCGTGGGCGAGGGTGCCACATGGGAAAACCAGAAAGGCGTCATTGTCCCGACCATGATTATGGCGATGGTCGGCGGCGGTGCGGCGGCGGGTGTTAGCGCCAACCAGCGATACCGCACGGCCAAGCTACTGCAAAACCCCAAGATGCCCCCTGAAGAACGGCAGGCCGCAGTCAATGGCCTGGCCGGGATGCTCAATGAGTACGATCCCGAAGTGGCAAGAATGTTCCATGAGCATTCCTCGAAGCTGATTGCCCAAGGGAAGCCGGTCATTGTGCAGGACGACCGCTTCTACAGCGACCTGAAGCCGCTGGATCAGCGCGAGATCGACAAGGACATGGCGGCCGGTAACTTTACCGAAAAGCCCGCTGAACCAGAAACAGGTGCAAATACCCCCCCTAATGCACCAATATCGCCTTCCGCCACCGGCGCAGCCCAGCCCGGCGAGCCAATTACCACACCCCCTCCCACAGGGACAGTGGCGCAAAGTGAAATAAAAAATCCAGTTTCTGCCACCCCCGCCACTGGCGCAGCCCCCGAGGGCATGAGCCGCCCGCGCCGCCAAATACTGATGGCCGAGATCGATGCCGGCCTGAAAGTGGCTCGGGCAGAGCTGAAGGCCGCCCAGGCAGCGGGAGACTTTGAGGCAGCCACCGCGGCAGAGGAAGAAATACGGGCCATTGCGGTCAATATCAAGCGTGTCACCAAGGGTGAGAATCCCCTGCCAACCCCCCGCCAGCAGGCGCAGGGCCAGACTACCCCGACAAATTGGGCCAGCGGTGCCGCACAGGAAGGCCAGCCCAAGACGGTATTGCAGAACCGGGATCGGTCGACACCGGCCATGATCGAGCAAATGACCAGTATTGCCGCCAATCCCGATCCAAAGCGGTTGGGTTTCTCCCGAGACTTTGGCAATGGCGCACCTGTCATTGAGCCTGGCGCACTGATCCCTGACGAGAACATGGGCAAGACGGACACGGCCACTACCGCCGAGGGCCGCCAGATCCCCGTACAGTACGCCGTGGTTGAGGCAGAGCAGTTGCTTCCCAGTAACCGGGCCGATGGCACACCCATTGCCGAGTACGCGGGAGAGGGCGTTGAGGGGCTTTCCAGAGCGATTGCCGGCAATGGCCGGATAGCGGGCCTGCAACGTGCCCACGAATCAGGCACCGCTGCCGGATACATCGAGGGCATAGCCAATGATGAAGGCCTGCATGGCGTCCCAGCGGCCACGATCCGGGCCATGAAACAGCCAGTATTGGTGCGGATCATGCCGCAGGAAGAAGTAACCGATAACATTGGCGACGACTCCAACATAGCCACCAGCGCAGCACTACCACCCGGCGACCAGGCTCGAACGGACATTCGCCGCATCGATGCCACTGGCGTAGAGCTGAATGCCAAGGGTGAGCCGACGCCCAATGCCTTGATGCAGTTTGTGAATGCAATGCCTGGCAGTGAGCGATCAGGCCTTATGACAGGCGACCGGCCAAGTACAGTCGCAGAAACGCGATTAAAAAATGCGATCTTTGCCCAAGCCTACGAAAGCGACGAGCTTATCAAAATGTCCTCCGAGGCTCCGTCCCCAGATTCGGCCAACGTGATTGGCGGTATGCGGATCGCAGCGGGCAAGATGGCCCGGCTGGCAGGCGTGGATCCTGGCTATGATATTCGACCGATTGTGATCGAGGCCGCAGAAGCCGCAGTCAATGCCGCGCGGTCAGATCTGACGCTGGAAGAATTCTTAAAGCAGCCCGACATGGGCCGCACCCCCTACGCCCAAGCCATTCTGGAAATGATGGCTACCAATATCCGATCAGCCAAGAAGATAGGCGATGCCCTGTCTAACCTGGCCGATGTGATGTACGACGAAGCCACCAAAGAGACTGACAGCTTGTTTGGTCAGGTGGATAAAACACCCGCCAACGAACTCTTGGAGAAGCTGTATGGCAAACAACCCACTGGAAAGAATGAAGGCGATGCTGTCCAAACCGGGCGGCCAGACAATGTTGAAGGAGGCGATGGAGGGGGAATTGTCGCCCCAGTCACAGAAGGTGCTGGAAAGCCTACGGACGCCGGGAAGCCTAAACCCAACTCCGCTCCAAAACCAAAGCCCAAGGGAGATACCCAAGAAGGGACTGCCGCGCCAAAGCCCGACCGCGCCCAAGAGCTAAGGGACAAGATCAAGGCCAAGCTGGAAGAAGAAAGGAAGAAGAACGAGCCGGCCACGCCAGAACCCACCCCCGAGCCTGCCGCCGCACCTCGAAGCCCTGACTACGGCAGCACCAATACGCTGGTATCCGCAGAGCGGGCCGAGGAACTACGCAAGAAGCTCCGGGCCAAGCTGAACGGCAGCCAGTTGAATGCTGGCATTGATCCTGAAATGCTGGCAATCGGTACAGAGCTGGCAGTGTTTCACATCGAGGCCGGTACGCGGAAATTCACTGCCTTTGCGAAGGCAATGGCCAATGACTTGGGCGCAACCCTTGCACAATTGAAGCCGTACTTGCGGAGCTGGTACAACGGCGCTCGGGATATGATGGAGGATAGTGGCCTCAATGTAGAGGGCATGGACTCGCCTGAACAGGTGAGCAAGCAGATCAGCGTTATGGGCAGCCCCAATGCTGCGGAATTCGAGCTTCCGATAGAAACCGAGGCAGAGCTATCAGCCAGGTTGAAAGCCGAGAAGGACAGGGCCGATCAGGACGCCAAGGCCCAGGCCAAGCAGGACAAGGAAGCGGCAGACGCCAAGCAGGCCGAGGACGACAAGAAGCGCGCCGACGAGACTTCCAAAGACTTCCAGCTTGGGCAGGATGCCGAGCAGCAAATGAGTGGGCAGGCCAACATTTTTGATATTCCTCCGGGACAGAACCCCGATCTAGTTAAAAAGATGAATGCCCAGCGAGAGAAGTTGGCCAAACTTCGTGATTTGTTCGCAAGTCGGGATCAGGATTTAGCAAAAATCCAGTTGGCGAAAATAGATGCTGTGCTGGCAGGACTTGATCGAGCAATTGAAACCGGCAAAGACCTGAACGATTTGCCTACCGACGAAGCCTTTGAGTCATTGATAAATCAAATGACAAAGAAAGCTCTCAAAATGCGAAGTCAGACAGATGCCGACAAGATGGCTGCTGAGATCGCAGACAAGGTTAAGGCCAAAGACGAGCGCCTGAAAACCGAAGGCGATATGGCCAAGCCATTTACTGACGTTTTCAGCATACCTGGCGTTGATAAAATGTCGGCTGGGAAACCGGCTAAGTGGTGGATCGAGATAGCCAACTCAGGCATTGACTGGGCACCAGCAGTTGCCTACGCAGAGAAGGCGCGTAAGGCCCTGAATGAGCGTGGCGTCTATGACAGCTCGCAGGCCAGCAGGGTAATGGCTGTTCCAGAGGCAGAGCTTATGCCAATGGGCCGGGTATCTGGCACCATCGAGCGGCTGGCGCGGGATCTGGCCAGTTTCATTCGAGAGGATGGCCGCCAAGACGCTGATTCCCGATTGGAGCTTATCAAGTCCAATAGCGCCATATTGGGCGTTGATCCGTCACCTGTGATTGACCCGACCGAAGCCAAGGAGCCAGTCAAATCCAATGCCCCCGAGCATCGCGCTGTAGGCGTTGACGACCGCGAGCTGGGCCAGATCGTTAAAGAATTCAATTCCGCGCAGGCGCAAGGGCAAGAGATACATCACCTATTCGACGCGCCGGCCAAGAAGGAAATCGTGCGCCTGGCCGACAAGGTGAAGGTCTACCATGCCGAACATGGGTGGATGAAGCCTGCCGATGCCAAGAAGAAAATCGAGGAATGGAAGGCAAATGCCAAGGCGCAAGGTAAGCGTGGTGGCGGTCGTGTCGAGAATTCCCAAAAAGTTGTGCTGTCATTCTTTGATCTGACCGGCAAATGGTCGCAGCCGTGGGAGGAAGCCGGGTATCAAGTTTGGCGCTTCGACATTCAGAACGATGAAGAAATGGGCGATGTGAACAACTTTTCTGCCGAATTCTTTGGCGACTGGTTTGGCGACTTTGATGGCAATGACGTTTACGCGATCCTCGCGGCCTGCCCCTGCACGGACTTTGCCTCGTCTGGCGCGCGACACTTTGCGGCCAAGGATGAGGATGGGCGCACGGTTGCGTCTGTCAAACTGGTACACCAAACACTTGCCGCCATCGAGTATTTCAAGCCATCCGTGTGGGCTATCGAAAACCCGGTAGGTCGCATTGAGTCACTGGGCGGTCTGCCACCCTGGCGCTTGGCATTCGACCCCAACCACTTGGGCGAAACTTACACCAAGAAAACCCTGATATGGGGCCGGTTCAATGCTGATCTACCTATTGCACCAGTGGATCCAGTGGAAGCATCGAAGATGCACAGCCAGTATGGCGGCAGCTCTATCGCCACCAAGAACGCTCGCAGCGCCACACCCGAAGGATTCTCTTACGGCTTCTTTGCGGCCAACAACGCTATCGACAACCCTGTTATGGCGCTGGCCAACAAGTTTGACCGGCTGGATCGTGATCTGATTGGAAGGGCCTTGTCGGTGGGCGTCACCGAAGAAGAAATCACCAGTGCAGTAGAAGATTTCTACTACATGGATCTGGACGACGATGCGGCCAACGCAGCGATCCAAGAGTTGATCGATGATACCGGGCCTGCTGCTGCCATTGACGCGGCTGCCCACGAAGCGGCTACCAGTCCGAACAACGATCTGCCACAGCCAACCGATGCACAGAAAGAGGCCGGGAACTACAAGAAGGGCCATATCAGTGTTCAGGGTATCGACATAACGGTAGAAAATCCGAAGGGATCGGAGCGCACCGGGACTGATGAGGACGGCACCGCTTGGTCACACACCATGCAAAGCCACTATGGCTACATCAAGCGCACCGAAGGCGCTGATGGCGACCATATCGACGTATTCGTGGGGCAGAACCCCGAAAGCGATCAGGTGTATGTCGTTGACCAAGTAAACGGCAAAGGTGCGTTTGACGAACACAAGGTCATGCTCGGGTTTGATACTGAGAAAGAAGCAATCGCCGCCTATAAGGAAAATTACGATCCGAAGTGGACAGTCGGCCCTGTCTCTACTATGTCGATGGACGTATTCAAAGGCTGGCTCGAAGATGCTGACCTGACAAAACCCATATCACCGAGCGGTATCCGGGTACTCAAGGCAGACAAGGCGTTTCAGGAGAACCAGAAAAAGAACGAACTTGCCATTTACGAACAGCCGGGCATGACACTGCGGCACGAAGGCAAGAGCTATCCGGTTGACAGCCTGGCTGATGCGGCGACCAAGTACCGCGCAGTCATTGATCGACTGGCCGGGGAAGGAGCCGGTGGCGCAAGTCAGATGGGCGCAAGCCCGACAATCCATGATGCCAGCGGCAAGCAGATCGCCAGGATCAGCTATAACGGTCGCATTTGGGACATGAACGACAAGGAGCTACCTGGCCCGTATGCGCGGGATGTGAAGGTAGAGCAAATTACTGCCGATGATGTTTCTGACGAGCAGGCGCTGGCCGATGCGCTCAAGGATAACGACGATCAATCCATCGAGGAAATGCACGAATGGATCTCCGCAGCCTACGGTGAGGACAAGATACCGGCGCTGCTGGCCCACCATATCAACCTGGCCATAGCGGCCGGCGTACCAGAATTCAAGATCGCGCTAGAAATCAACCGATTGCCACCCGGCAAGAAAGACGACTTTGCCGTAATGACGGCAATCATGCGCCTGAAGAACGAATACAAAAAAGAGGAAGAAACGAATGAGCCGACCAGTGAACCCGGCAGCGATACTGAGACTGGCCAAACAGGTCAGAAAACAGGAGGCCGCACAAAGCCAACGCGAAAATCAGCCTCCTACACCTTCACCCGAGAAGATCAAAGGATCGTCAGACGGCGGCCCAACAAAAAGCCGTGGGTTAATAAGAATTCAGCCAAGCAAGCACTGAGGGAGCTTGGGCTTGAAAAGACGCACCGCGTCAACGGGTACTCCAATTCCGGCCCCTTCGGTCGAGAGTGGTGGATTGAGCCAAAATACAGCGCCTTCAAATTCCCGTACACCCAGGATCAGTACCGGAATGCGAAGGACGCAAAAACGGAGGACTATCCCTACGTTATAGAACCGCGATGGGACTCCATGAGCGCAACGGCTCGCGGGAATCTTGAGAACGAACTGCGCCGCGGTTTACGCCAGTGGGATGCTCGATTCACAAAAGCGGAAGGCGTATTGCGCTTTGGTAGCGAAGATCAGCGTCAGTTTTTCATTGATAACGCAATGAACCAGGCCAACCCTTTTTCGATGCTCTATACCAAGAGCATTCTGCAAGAAGGCCAGAAGAAAGCCGAAGTAACTGAGCCAGCGACTGACGATAAGAAAACGCGCGCGCAAGAACTTCGCGCCAAGATCAAGCAAGGCCTGAAGGAAGCTGGTGGCGGCAAAGAGGCGCTGACAGACTTCGGTGAGAAGCTGGGCGGCTCTCGGGCCGACAAGGCGGCGGCGCGCAAGGCTAAGCTGATGGCGCTGGCCAGCATGGACGAAAATGAGATCCAGACAAAATCACTCAGCGATCTATGGCCGAAAGATGCCTACATGCAGATCGAGGACGATTTCATATCGGCATTCAACTATGTGGCCAGGAAGTCTGTGCCCAAGAAGCCGCGCAAAAGCTGGAAGCTCAGGCAGTGGGCGAAGGATATTCAATCTGCCGCAGCATTGTCTGACCTATTGGCTGAAGCTGCTGAAAGCGGAGGTTACGAGCAATTCCGCGAGAGGATGCTGGCCAACGACGAAACGGCGGCCATGCTCCACGAAGTAGACTTGCTGACTAACCTTCCTCGGAAAGACTGGGAGCGCATTGGTGTGGCCTATTTCAGGTACGATGCCTACACCTACAAGCGCGATGAAAATGGGGATGTGGAGAAGATCCCGAAGCCGTATGCCGGGATGTACATCGATGGCAAATACCATGAATTCAAAGAAACTAAGGATGTAGTTGCTGACCACCTCCCTAGAATTCAGGAGCTGCTTGGGGTCGAAGTCACTCCGAAATCCAAGAAGAAAGAGCTGACCCGGTACGACTTCGAGGTGCGTGGTCGCGCAGGAAAATGGAATATCTATCGCAAGGGAGACAGTGAGTATCGGAAGCTGCTGCCAGAAGATTGGACTGACAGCAAAGAACTGCAAGCCTGGAAGGTCGATAACATCCCAGCACTGGTTGAAGCATGGGAGAAAATCAAAGAACGGGACAATGTTGGCAAGGGCGATATGCGCCGGGACTCCAACAAACCGCGTACCGGGAAGGATCACCGCGGCGGCAAGGACATTGACGCCAAGGACTTCCATGAAACCTTCGGCTTCCGTGGCGGCGAGTTTGGGAAGTGGGTCAAGCAGGGCACCGGGGCGAAGGATCGGCAGGGCCTGCTGAACCAGTCCTTTGATGCGCTGATGGATCTGGCCGACATTCTCGGTGTGCCACCTATGGCGCTATCCCTGAACGGATCGCTGGGCATTGGTTTGGGATCGCGTGGAAGCGGCAAGGCCTCTGCCCACTTCGAGCCAGACTTCATTGTAATCAACCTGACCAAGACCAAGGGTGCAGGATCCCTGGCGCACGAATGGTTCCATGCGGCTGACAACTACTTTGCTCGGGCGCGTGGCGAGCAAGGCCAGTACATCACCAAGAACCCAATGTCCCGCGAAGTCGGCAAAGCGGGCGTCCGAGAAGAAGTGGAGCGCGCCTTCCAGAATCTTCGCAATGTGCTGAACCAATCGCCCATGTATGCGCGGGCCAAGAAGATCGACAAGAATAAGCCTGATGGCTACTGGTCGCGGATCATCGAGCGAGCAGCCCGATCCTTTGAAGTCTACATCATCGAGAAGATGGCACAGGGCGGCTACGATAATGACTTCCTGGCCAACGTCAGATCCATAGCGGAATGGACGAAAGCACCGGATCGCTATCCCTACCCCAAGCGGATCGAAGTGCGGCCCCCACAGGCCAGCGAACTGCCGGATGAAATGGCCCCGATTACCGAGGCCTTTGACACTCTGTTTGAAACCATCGAGGTTAAAGACACGGTTCTTGGCAAGGATGAATTTGGCAAAGATCGACTGGGCAAGGCTATGTTCCGGGCCGAGGACGACTTTGGCAGCATCAAGGATGTACCCGGCCTGTTCATGGTTCAGGGTGATGGCGCGAAGATCGACCCGGAAATGTTGGCGATGGGCGCTGAACTGGCCATGATCCACATGGAGGGCGGCGGCAAGCCATTCCCCGAGTTTGTGCAGCTCATGGCTGAGGATCTTGGTGTCACGGTAGACCAGATCAAGCCCTACCTACGCGGTTGGTACAATGGTGCCCGAGACATGATGGAGGACAGCGGCCTCGAAGTGGCCGGCATGGACGACTCCAACGCTGTGCGCGAGGCCATGAAAAATCTTGGCCAGCCCCAGGCCGAGAAGCCAGCGCCTGCGGAAACTGCGGAAACTGCGGAAAAGCCCGCGGCTAAAGACGTTCGAGACTATCTGTTTGATAACCTGGCCGAGATCACCGACAACCGCAAGCTGAAGTCGCTCATGGCCACCTTCCACGGCACTCCCGCGGCTGACGTTACCGAACAGCAAATGAAGGAGGCCCAAGAGGCCGTCGAGGTCGCCCTTGTAAAACAGGCCAGAGACACTATTGCCAAAGGCCGCAAGCACGGACTGAGCGAGAAGGCTATCTACGACAGGCTGGTTGACCAGTATAACGCGCAGCCGAACTTGAACATGCGATCCAGCACCAGCATGGAGAATCAGGCCTACAGCACACCCTCGCCCCTGGCCTTCATTGCCAGCCGGTACGCCGGGATCAATGCCCAGTCCAAGGTACTCGAACCCACTGCCGGGAACGGTATGCTGCTGATCGAGGCCACGCCGGGCAATGTCATTGCCAATGAACTGAACAATGACAGGGCCGATAACCTGAAATTCCAGGGCTACAAAGTCACTCAGCATGATGCCTCTAAGGTACAGCTCCCCGCCCAGTCTGTTGATGCGTTTGTCACCAATCCACCATTTGGCCGGTTGCGCGATGAAAATGGCAATAACTATGACGAAAAGGTAGACGGCTACACCATTAAGTCTATCGATCAACTGATCGTGGCCAAGCAATTGGATGCCATGAAAGACAGTGGCGGCAAGGCTGCCATCATTATCGGTGCCGACAAGGTAGCGGGTGAGATCAGCCCGAGCGACCGGGTATTCTTCAATTGGCTGTATGGCCACTACAACGTGGTCGACCACTTCGAGGTGGCCGGCGAGCTGTATCAGCGCCAAGGTGCAGGATGGCCGGTGCGTGTTATAATCGTTGAAGGTAGGCAGAAATCTAGCACCAAGTCGCCAATATCAGGTAGCATTGAGCGGCTGGACAACTGGAATCAGATCTATGACCGATACGCAGAAAGTTTGGGTGCCACGAACCCCCGACCTGACACAGGATCAGGGATCGGTACTGAGCCTGTCACGCGCCCCAACACAGGAACCGGACAGCCTCAAGTTACGGGTGGAGAGCAAACTGGTACGCCTAATGGATCAGGAGGACGACCCGGAGGCGGTTCTGGAAATACTGGCGGCAGTGCCCGACCTGTATCTGGCGGCAATGGATCAGGAAACAAGCCGGGAACGGGCAATGGCGATGATGGAAGATACCAGCCTGTCACAACTGGTGAGCCAGGTGGAGTGGGACTTGAGGGGATCGAGCAACCTGAAGCCCTACCCTTGGGAACTGGAAGTGATACGGGATCACAGCAGCCAGTCATTGAGCAGCCTGATGGCCAGCCTGGCGCGCAGCCTACAGTAAAAGCCCCGCGTGTAGCCGGGCCACAAGAGGATGGCTCGTCCTTCCAAACCCCCTATCCCGGTCGCAGCAAAAGCCCCAATGAATCTGCGCTTGTGCCGAACAACATGGCCAAGGCTATCGGTACGGCCCTCGAAACCATCGAAGAAGCCGTGGGCAAGTCGCTCGATGAGTACGTCATGGAAAAGCTCCAATATGACACCATCGAGGAAATGTCCGAAGTCCTGATGGGATTGCAGATCGATGCTATCGCCGCGACGATTTACAACTTCGAGAACAAAGGCAAAGGCATCATCATTGCCGACCAGACTGGCGTAGGGAAAGGCCGCCAGGCTGCGGCGATCATCCGTTACGCCAAGATCATTGGCAAGACACCCATCTTCGCTACTGTTGCCGACAACCTGTATTCCGATATGTGGGACGACCTGCATGAGATTGGCGAAACCAATATCCGGCCGCTGGTTATCAACAACAATGTGCCGATCAAGAGCGAGAGCTTCAAGGGCCAGAAGGCGTTGAAGCCGGCCGAGCGCAGGAAGGCGCTGGATACGATCCTCAAGACAGGATCTCTGCCCGCCAACCATGACATGCTGTTTATGACCTATCACCAGATCAAGACAGACAATGAGCAGCGCAAGGTCATTGATGCCCTGAAGCACAATGCCATTTTTGTCCTTGATGAATCCCACAACGTATCCGGGCCGCGCTCGGTCGATAAGAAGGTGAATGGCAAAAAGGTTACTCGCGTAACTGGCGCAGGCTTCATGTTCGAGCAGATCGCTGACGCCCCGGTGCTGTACTTGTCTGCCACTTATGCCAAGCGGGCCGACAATATGGCCATCTACTACCGCACCGACCTGATGGATGCGGTGGACAGCCCCGAAGATCTGATCGCTGCCGTTGCCGCTGGCGGCGTACCTGTTCAGCAAATCATGTCCAACATGCTCACGGAGAGCGGCCAGCTATTCCGGCGCGAGAAGTCCTTCGAGGGGATCTCGATACCGACTGTCATTGACACGGCCAACCGAGAGAAGCATGTAAAAACCTCTGATGCTGTGAATGTCGGCCTGCAATCCATCTTGGAAGCAGACCGCATGTTCAATGACGTATTCTTCCCGATATACCTGAAAGAGCAGGAGAAGAAGGGTGGCAGCGCCTTCATGGGCGGGAACAAGCTCAATCAAAACATCACCCATACCGGGTTTAATTCCGTGGTGCATAACAAGGTGCGCCAGATGCTGCTGGCCCTGAAAACGGCCACAGCGGTAGACCGGGCCATCCAGGCTCACAAGGATGGTAAGAAACCTGTTATTGCGCTGGAATCCACTTTCGGATCGTTCCTTAGTTCGTATGTCAAACAGCACGACCTCAAAGCTGGCGATCCAGTAGACATTGATTACCGGGACATTCTCCGCGAAGCCCTTACGGGCAGCCGCAGGATCACAGTCGAGGATGAGTTTGGCGAAAAACAGTATATCCAGATCCAAATGCACGAACTCGATCCGGCCACTCGCTTGATGTACCAGAATGCCGAGAAGGCGATTACTGCGCTCGATATAGCAGATCTGCCCATATCGCCCATTGATTACATGATAAATGGCATGGAGAAGGCGGGCATCAAGGTCAAAGAAATCACCGGCCGCGAGCTGCGATTGGACTACTCTGGCGGCGGTGTGCCGACACTGGTGAAGGTTCCGTCGAACGAATCGTCCAAGAAGCGGGCCAAGGTAGACGACTTTAACCGTGGCGACCTCGATGCGCTGATCCTGAACGTATCGGGATCGACTGGCTTGAGCATTCATGCCAGCAAAAAGGATACGGTAAAAGACAAGAAGCCGCGCAAAATGATCGTCGCCCAGGCGATGCAGGACATAAACATCCTGATTCAAATGCTGGGCCGGATCAACCGCACTGGCCAAGTCGTGCTTCCTGAATACGAAATGCTGACCGCAGACTTGCCGGCAGAGAAGCGCCCGGCTGCCGTGGTCGCCCGCAAGATGGCGTCCCTGAATGCCAACACCAGCTCGAACGACGAGTCGGATACCACGATCAAAGCCCCGGACATGATGAACAAGTACGGCGACCAGATCGTGAATAGCTACCTGCAAGAAAACCTCGATCTGGCGTGGCTGTTGCACATCACCCCCAGCACCGGGGATGGCGCAGCGGCAATTGACCTGGCGTTGAAGGCTACTGGCCGATTGGCCGTGCTTCCTGTTGCAGTGCAGGAAGCGGTATACGAGGAATTGGAGCGCGCCTACGCTGATGAAATCGAGTACCTGAACGCAACCGGGCAAAACGATCTGATTGCCCAAACCGTTGACCTCGATGCCAGGATCAAAGACAGCCGCATCATTTATCAAGGCAAAGCGCCCGATACGATCTTCGGCGGGAACACTACCCTGCACAAGATTGACGCCAAGTATCAGGGCAAGCCGCCTACGGCTCGGGATGTGGAACATGCACTTGATAAGTCTCGCGGCGAAACCAGCACAGGGATTCTCGACAAAAAGAATGCTGACAAGTCCTATGAGAAACAACTTGAGCAGCGGTTCTTGGATGCCCAGGCCGACCTTGTAAAACACAATGAAATGTCCGACCAAGTGAAAACGGACGAGCTGGACGCCTACGCGATCAAAGGTGCCAAGCTGGCCGAGCGGCTTGATGCGGCCAGGGGGGCCGCCAATGCTTATGTGGAAAGCAAGAGACTGGCCACCAATGAAATAGAAAAGTTTACTGTTGGCAAGCAATTCCGGCTTGATCTGAGTGATGAAATTGTCATTGGCGTGGTTGTTTCCGTTAAAGACTCACATGCAGATGGCAAGGGTAATCCGTGGTCGCTGTCCAAGACTCGCATCACCTTCATGGTAAACAGCGGGATCAGGCAGGTAGAGCTTCCACTTTCCAAGCTGCAAAGTGAAGGCAAGATCCTGATCGAGAAATTGCGTGGCTTTGGCAAGGACGGCCTCGACCAGATATTCACGCCACACGACACGGCTCGCCGCGAGCAGCGCCACGTTGCTACCGGAAACCTGATCTCTGGCATGGCCAATTTGGACGGCGGCCGGATAGTCAACTTTACTGACAACAAAGGCGAAACATACCAAGGCATTTTGATGCCGCGGAAGTTTGGCCGAAACGGCGAATATGAAACGGCTGGCGGCCAGAACACTATCCCGGTTCGTGATCCTGCTGTAGTTAAGAAGCTGTTGCGTGATGGCGGCAGTGCGCTGTCAGGCGCTGGCGGTGTGTTCAGTGGCAACCAGGCAGTGCGCTTGATCCACAACCAAGGCCAGTGGGTAGTTCAGGTGCCAAAATCCAACAAGGACGCCATAGCCAAATCAGTGAAGTTTGACGAAGCGATCCGCAAGATCGTGGGCGACTTCTACGGATCTGGCAACGTAATGACCGCGAAGAACAACATCACTGTTGCTGATGCCCGGCTCGATGCCTTGGTGGATCGGCTTATGGAGCTGACTCCGCTGTATGTGATGAAGTCAATGGAGGCGCAGGCGATTAAGGCCGGAAACCCGCCCCCCTCAACGGCGACCAACACTTTCGATAAAGACAAGAAGGGGCCGGCAGCCCCCCCGAGCGGCGCTTTCCGCGCAGATGAGGCACCTCGATCCGGGGCCAGGGTTACGCGGGACGGCCTTGAGCGCCTTGTTAAAAGCATGGGCGCGCAGTGGCAGATCCCTATGACTGTGATGGACAGCGTGAAGCAATTGCCGTCGCATGTCAGAGGGCTGTTGCGTGACCAGGGGATCACTGGGGAAGTCACCGGCTACTATGACCGTGACAACCAGCATGTTTACCTGATAGCCAATGGGATCAGCAGCTACCAGTCAGGTGCCGTTACCTTGCTGCATGAGGCCATTGGCCACTTGGGCATCGAGCGCGTGATGGGGGAGGATTTAGACCAGTTCCTGAAGTCCGTGCATGACGCGCGCAACAGCGATCCGGCTATTGCGGCCGCGTGGGCCTATGCCGAAAGGAACTATCCCAAAGCATCGAAGGCGGTGAAGGCGTCAGAAACGATTGCCCGGCTATCCGAGAGCGATCCGAAGCACACCATTGTACAGCGCGCCATTCAGATCGTGCGGCAGATCCTTCGCAAGCTGGGCTTTACTGTTCAGTTTTCCAATAACGACATTATCGAAGCCTTCCGCAGGGCCAAGCTGGCGCTGCAAGAGGGCCAGCAGTACGCCGGACAGGGAGAGAGGGGCGGTCTGTTCAGGATCAAAGACGATAACGGCGCAGGATCACCGATCTGGCGCGCAGCGAAGAACAAAGGCCTCGATCTGTCCAAGGATGCCAGGCTGGCCCGCGCGCGCGACATGGGCTTTGATACCGATACAGTCTGGTATCACGGCACCACCGACAACATTGCGGCCTTCGAGGACAACCCGAGCCGCAGCTTTGGTATTCATGTTGGCACCAAGTTGCAGGCAAATAACCGGCTGTTGGATCGCGCCCGGCACGACCGAGCGCACACCGGGTCAACCGTGCCGATCACGCGCAGCCAGGTAGCGGCTCCACAAGATGGTGCAAATGTGATTCCAGTTTACATAGCAGCCAAGAAACTCCTGAAGTTGCACGATGTTGGCCCTTGGCATCACGGCCCGACCGTGGCCGATGCGGTACTTAAATCGCAATTCGCGCCAGAGTCTTTGCGTGAGGCGGCCAAGAAAATCAAGGAAGAACTGGCTGAAGCTGGGAAGGCTATGGCGAAAGGCAAGGAACTGGACGCCAAAGGTATGCCAACCGCAGCCTATAAGAAACTTCGTGGCACCCACGGTATGCTGACAGAAATGGCGGCGGGAAGATTGCGCGATGCGATGATCGCCGCTGGCTACGATGGCATTCAGTACGGCAACCGCTTCGAGGGCAAGAAGCAAGGTACTGTTGGCGCAGACTCGATCATTGTGTTCGATCCTGCCAAAGTGCGCTCGATCAATGCGGTGTTCGATCCCGAAGCGGCCCGTAGCAGCAGCATACTGTTCCGCGTCGAAGATGCCGACGAATTCAAGCTGACTAGCAGCCTTGCGCCTGAATTCTATTCAGAGCTGACCGCGGCGGCCCGCCAGTTGAAGCAGGAAAAAGGCACTCCCGAGCAAATGCTGAACGCCATCAAGAAAATGGGTGGTGTGAAGGCAGAGGAACTTGAATGGTCTGGCCTCGAAGAATACATGGCCGGGATCAGCGGCACGATCACCAAGCAAGAGATCGTGGATTATCTGGACGCCAATGGTGTGCAGGTTGTAACAATTTCCAAGGAAACGCCAGAAGCATGGGTATCCCGAGCCAATGCTGTGCTGGCAGGAACCGGCTATACCGCAGAAATGGACGACTACGATAACGAAAATGTCGTCTTTATGGATAGGGACGACGAATCCTGGGAAATGGGAGACTTGCCGCCCGAGTTGCAGACAAAACTTGATGCCATTGTTCCCAAAGGCGCGGCCGGGTCGGTCAAGTTCAGCGAGCATGTTTTGCCCGGAGGTACTAACTACCGGGAAGTGCTGCTGACGTTGCCAGCGAAGCCCCAGCGCAATTCCGTAGAATGGGCGACTGAAGCTCGCCGCCGTTATGCCGAGAAAGATATTACTCGTCTAAGCGAAGATCAGAAAAAAATTATTGATCGTGCTGTTGGCGGGGTGAGTTACAACAAAAGCCACTGGGAAGAACCCAACGTCATTGCCCATGTTCGTATGAATGACCGTACCGATCCTGAAGGCAATCGAGTGTTGTTCCTTGAGGAAATACAAAGTGACTGGCACCAGGCAGGCAGAAAAGAGGGCTATTTAGGAACCCCTACGGGAAACACTCTATGGGATGAAGCCGATGCCGCAGAAGAAGCCACTCGCCCCGATGCTATCGACGAGATTGAATCGTATGGCCGGCTGGGCTTTGATCGGCTTCCTATGGCGATGGGTGCCATTCTTGACCATGAGGACTGGGCCGAGCGATGGGATGTGAAAGAGCGGATTGCCATTGAGGCTATCAACAGGTGGCGCACCGCCAAACTCGCGCAGGTAGAAGCATCTAAGGATAGGGCCATATTTGAGGCCCGAGTGCCAAACGCACCCTTCAAAAATAACGGGTGGGTTGAGCTGGCTGTTAAAAAGATATTGCGCCTGGCCGCCGAGGGTGGCTATGACCGCGTGGCATGGACGACCGGGGAGCAGCAAAACACCCGATACAACCTGTCTACCCAGGTTAAGTCTATAGAATGGAGCTGGGATCAGGACAGGGACAAGGGCTACCCTGACAGGAAAACTATTTGGATCGAGCCTGCGGGTCGGGATTTCAACAACACTAGAATTGTCGTTGACGACAAGGGCGTTGTACTCCGATCAAATGACGAAGGCGGCATGGATGGCTATTACGATGGTAAGCGCCTCGATGCGATAGTTGGGAAAGGAATGGCCGATAAAATTCTTGAGAATGCCAATGGCAATCTTGAAGGTGACGGCTTGAACATTGGCGGCGAAGGCATGAAGGGCTTTTACGACAATATCGTGCCGTCTACTTTCAAAAAAGTGGCCCGAAAACTTGATAAAAGCGCCAAAATAGAAGTGACGCCTATTGGTGACATACAGACCAATATCAATGGTTCGGTTCAGATTGATAATTTCCGCAAAGCTCAAAGTCTGGTGACGGCGCTTCGAGCGCGAGGCATAAGCGCAGCGAGAGCAAATACGGACAGCCTTCCCGGTGACGAGGAAGGCGCTGTCATTATGCGATTTTATAACCTGACTTCAAATGAGGTAGAGGACGTTTGGAATCTGGTCGAGCTTGATTTTGGATGGAGATATAACGCCGAACCCGAACGAGAAATAATGGGCGGCCAGATGAGTATCGCGCTTACTCCAACCATGCAGGACTTGGCCATCAGTAAGGGTTTCGGCCTGTTCCGGGTCGAGGACGAGAACAAGAACCCTGGCACCCACAATGGCAAGCCATTCTGGATCGGCATGTACAACCCGCTCGATGGCTGGATTGAGGAAGCGCACACCTACGAGGAAGCCCAGGCAAATGACTTCCACCATTCTTTCACCTTCAGCCAGACGGCGCTGGATCACGAAAAGGCTGGCGACTGGCGCATATTCTGGATCAACCGGGACAATGAGATTGAAGTCGAGTGGCGCGATCCGCGTCCCGAGGCGGCCCGGACACTGGCCCAGTTGCGGCAGAACGCCGGGCTTAATACCTCTGGTGCTTTCCGTGTGGAAGGTGAGGAAGCGGCTGAAGCGGGTGGACTGACCGCTGCCGAGATAAAAGCCTGGCGTCAGGCCCACAAGGTCACGCAGCGCCAGGGCCGGGTGCCCGAGATCCAGCAGGCCGCCAAAGACCTGAAAGCGGGCAACCTAAAGCCAGCGGCTTACCGGGCGCTGGTGAAGAAGTACCAGCCGATCATGCCGATCCGCACCGTGCCGAGACTGACCACTGTGCGGGAGATTGCCGCGGCCGTGGCTACCGACAAGGTGCAGAAGCATGGCATCTTGGGTTACAACAAGGATATTGCGGCCGGCACTCGGGTAGCGACCAGGCTCGACATTCCGGCCTATGACTTCTACGACACTTGGGTAGTCACGATCCATGACGGCTCGAAGCGGGGCGGGAATGCGATGGCCTATGGCGATCATGCTGCCATGAAAAACGTCGAATTCGTGACCAACCCCAAGGCAGCACTGGATATTGCCACCGGAGACAGCTCCAAAGCGCCCTTTGCGCGCATTCACGGCGATTGGGTGCCCATGAGTGGGGAGCAGGCGCACGGTATGGCAGAGCGCGCCCTGACGGCTCCCGGCTGGACTCAGGTGGGTATGAACCCCTTCCGGCACAGCTACTTCTACGATAAAGCCACCGGGGAGCCAGTGGTATCGGCAGAACAGGTGATCCAGATCGGCCCGCTGGTCATGGCCCGCAATGTGGTGAAGGGAGATCCTGACAGCTTCAAGGTTGGCAATACGGGAGTAGCATTCCGGGTCGAGGACGAGCTGGACACTGACGACTGGGGTGTTGCCCCCAGGAAACCCTGGCGCGCGGTGCTGCGGGACATGATCGATCGGCAGCGATTCCAGTACCAAGACAAGCTGATCGACCTCAAGCGCATCCAGGAGAACGCTGACCCGGCTGATTCGGCCAATGCCTACCAGAAGGCCAGCATTTGGGAAGGTAAGGCTGGGGAGCGCCTGAACGACTTTGACGAGCAGCGTATACAGCCCCTGTTGCAGGCAATTTCTGACTCGGGGGTGGAGTGGGACACTGTTGGCAAGTGGCTGGTGGCCCGCCATGCCCATGAGGCTAACGCCTACCTGGCTGAGATCAATCCCGACATGGAGGGCGAGGATCGTTACCGGCTGTCCGGTATGTCCAATGAGGAAGCCGACGAGATCCTGGCCGAGAATGCCAACCACCGTGGCCTGTACCTTGTGGGCGACCTCGTAGACCAGATCAACAAAGAGCGCGTGGATCTGCTGATAGCCGATGGCTTGATTTCCGAGGGGGAGGCCGCAGCGTGGCGGGGCCGGTATCAATTCTATGTCCCGCTGAAGCGCGAGGAAGCCGAGGACGCCAATCACCTACCTGGCCGCGGGCAGGGCTTCAATATCAAGGGCAAAGAATCCAAGATGCGAACCGGATCGGCGCACTGGACGCCGGGCAAGATCGTGGCCAACGTCATTGCCCAGCACCAGGCCAGCATCATCCGGGCCGAGAAGAACAAGGTGGGACAGGCGCTGCTGAGCTTCGTGCGCCAGCATCCTGACCCGACATTCTGGACTATCGATACTGAGCGCAAAATCAAGGTCGTGCGGAACGGCAAGGTAGTCACTGTCACCAAGGGCGTAGACGAGCCACATGAATTGTCCGTGAAGATCAATGGTGTGAGGCATTTTATCGCCTTCAACACCGGCAATGAGCGGGCCATGCGCTTGGTCACTGGCATGAAGAACTTGCAGGCCGCTGAAATGGGCACTGTGATGCGGGCAATGGCTACGGCCACCCGCTATCTGTCTACGATCAATACAAGCTGGAACCCGGAATTCATCATCAGCAACTTTGCTCGGGATGTACAGACGGCAGCCTATAACCTGTCAGACACCGAGATTGTCTCGATGCGCGGCAAGGTACTGAAAGACATACCCAGGGCTATCGGTGGGATCAAGCGGGCGCTGTTCAATGGCGGAGAAGCTCTCGATCCAGAGGACGAATGGGTACAGCTTTGGGAGGATTTCAGGAAGCACGGCGGCAGGACTGGTTGGATTGACATTCACGCTGATGTGTTGAAGCAGGAAACGAACCTCAAGGAAATGGTCGAGCGACTGGATCAGGGCAGGCCTTCCCGCAAGTGGTTCACTCGATTCCTGAAAAGCGTCGACAGCATGAACACTGTGATCGAGAACGGAGTGCGCCTTGCAGCCTATGCCAATGCCATCAAGCCAGTATCTGAGGGCGGCGGCGGGCTATCCAAAGACAAGGCCGCGGCGATGGCCAAGGATCTGACGGTCAACTTCAACAGGAAGGGCAACCGCGGGGCGCAGGTAAACGCGCTTTATATGTTCTTCAATGCCAGCGTACAGGGCAACATGCGCTTGATTCAGGCAATGGTGAACAGCAAGCAGGGCCGCACCCTGGCGCTGGCTACCGTGGGCCTGGCTATCGGACTGGACATACTGAACCGGGCCATGTCCGGGGACGACGACGACGACGAGAATATCTACGACTCGATGCCGGATTTTGTGAAGGATCACAACCTGATAATCATGGGCGAGAAAGCGCCTATCGTGAAGATCCCGCTGCCGTGGGGCTATAACGTGCTGCACATTATTGGCCAGTCCATAGGCCAGGCTATCAGCGGCGAACGATTCAGCCCGCTCGATGCGGCCAGCCGGGTAGCACTGGGCCTGATGAACTCCTTCAATCCTATTGGCGGGGGCACCCTGGCACAAACCATATCCCCAACCATTATTGACCCGATCACCATGATTGCCGAAAACAAGAACTTCATGGGCACGGATCTGAAGCCGGCACACACCTACGATGCGCGCCTGCCCAAGCCAGAGTACCTGATGCACTGGTCAACGTCCCGAGAGGCCAGCCAGTTCATTACCAAGTGGCTGAATGATGTTTCCGGGGGGAATGAGGTGCGCCCAGGCCTTGTGGACTGGTCGCCGGAATGGGTGGATCTGATCTATGACACCCTGACAGGTGGCACCGGCAGGACTGCGGCCATGACCCTCGATGTGGCTCAGAAACTGGTTACGGGCGAGGAATTCCCGCCTGACAGTGTGCCCTTTGTTCGCAAGGTGACTGGTTTCAACAGCGAACACCAGATCAAGGGCCGGTACTACGAATGGAGCAAAGGCGTGGCGTATGCCAAGTCTGAGGCCAAATTCCTGAAAGGCGACGAGCTGATCGCGGCGCAGAAGAACCCGGAGTACCAGTTAGTCGGAGCCTACACCGCTGCCGAGAAGCAATTGACCGGGATGCGGAAGATTCGCCGGGAAATGGTGAAGAACGATGCCAAGCAGGAAAACATTGATGCGCTCGATGCCCGGATCAGGATCGTCATGGCCCGGTTCAATCAGCAGTACGCGGAAAAGGTGCTTCAGTGAGGAAATGACCCGCCGATCCCGCAGCCCGCGGCGGCCAGTATAATGGCCACTACGACATAGCCCGGTTGTTTGGCGAACAGCCAGGCCATGCCACTAAGGGAGGCCAGGTACACAACGGCGAGCAATGCAAGAGAGATCGGCTATTCCTTTAGTTGGTCGAAGGGGGTGGATTGGCTACCACCGCAAGCGGGCGTTCCCTCCCGCACCAGGGTATCGAACCCCTGCTCTAATTGAGCTACCCTTCGTTTTTATCGAATGGCATAAGAGTCTGCCAAGGATCATCGATCAGCGCATTATGATCTTCCTCTAACGCCCTGTCCATGCGGATCACAAGGATCGCCAAGTAGGTCTGCATTGCAGATAGCTGGATACCCAGCAGGCCTCGATCCAGCTCGGTTAAGCCGGCCGCATTGTCTTTCAGGAAAAACGATAGCTGCCGGGTCTTTGCCTTCAGTTCATTATGTTCTTCGACCAATCGAATATGCCAATCACTCATTTTGCCCCCCCCTCTGGTTTATGCCAATCTGTACCGCCGCCGTATATGCTCGCTCTTGCATTTTTTATCACCGCACGTTGAGAGCTTTTTGTAATCGGATGGCGTCATGGATATTGCCTTATTGCAGACAGCGCAGTGCTTGGTAAGCCGCGTTTCTTTCCTGATCGCGCTGGCGCACGACCGACTACAGAATCTGGATGGCTTCTCAGGCCGCACTCGCGCCTGATAGATTTTACCACAATGATCGCACGGCTTCTCAAACGTCCCCTCTCCCGGCGCGAGCTGATTGGGCTTTTTCACTTGAGCCAGCAAATCATTAAATTCCACATCATCAGGATTGCGTCGAGCAAAACTGTAAATCTGTCCTGTGTGCCTTATTTGCTCGTAAAGAGTGGTTCCTTGCTCAATGGCGCTCTGGATCGCGGCAAGGTACACCGCCCGATATTTTTCGCCTACAGCGGCATCTTGCACTTTTTTCGCCAGCTTTATGTTGATGCGCGCAAATGTCACTTGCTCTGCATTCAGCTCAGGCCTGTGAACCAGTGTTGATTTTGACTTGTGCATTGTTCCGTGCAGGTTGACGATATTTTCTTTTAGCAGTTTTCTAACGCCTTCCATCTTTGGGCTTTCCTGCCAAGTGCGCTCAGTAATCGCTTTCTTTCGCTCCTTCAAATCCTCGCCACACAAGCTCCTTGTCACAGGGATATTAAAATCTATTTTGTACTGCTTGGGGCTAATGCTGTGCGCTATCGACAAGTGGTGTCCGAGACTTTTATATTCGCCACCGCAAATCAGACAGGCTATTTTGTCGCCTGACAGATATAGCAACAGCTCTGCAACGGATTGTATAGGCCTGTATGAAATGGCCTTTTTGGGCGGCGGTTTCGGGCGGCTTCTTCTGGAATGCGGTTTCCCGCTGCCACCATGATTCGGCTGGATTCTACTGCCCATTATCAAGTTGCCTTTCCGTTGTGACTTCGTTGGCCTTGTTTGGTAATTTTGAGTAATGAATATGCGGAAAATTCAGGCAGTTTTTTTGCACCCTGTAAGCATCGCCGCGACCTCGATGGTTCTCCACTGGATAGGCTGCAATATCAACACCCCACATCCAACCCTGAATGCGATAGTCGTTATACGCGCCAGTTACTAAATAATAAACCGATTCTGGCTTTAATTGGTCAACGGGTACAAACAGGTTCAAGTGATGCTCTGGTGCCGACTTGGCTTCCACAATCTTACCCACATCAGAAGGCGCATTTTTGTCTGATTTTCCATGCCAATACTGATTAAGATATTTGGCAACAACCCGCTCCGCGATAGCGCCTTCTATGTGTTGCTGCCACTTGTGTTCGGTTTCGCTGCCGCGAGGACACTTCAAATCGTCAAATATCACATTGCACACCCTGGCTGCGCCGCAACAGGCGGCCTCATACAGCTCGGCGTAGGTTAATCTCATTTGAAAGTAGCTCATTGTTTGATATTTCCAGCTACCCATTGCCTCATGTACGACCACCGCCGCTCGGGAGTGGCGTCATAGTGGCAGCCCTCGTCATTCTCGAACATTATCTCGCGGGCCAGCGCGGGCGCGACATTGAACATATCGGCCAGTTCTTCGTCGTCGATGGCATCATCTTCAATATCCCAATCCTCTCCATCGAGACTTTGCAGCTTTGGCAGCGGCAGGCCCCTGGCCGCCCCCAGCGCGCCCAACGTGCAGTAGTCGCCGTCGACCTGTAGTTGGCCGGTAATCAGTCGCTTCACTGGCATCGCATCGAGCGCAGCCAGCAGATCCCGCAGCATAGCCTGGCCGCGAGCGCCCTTGGTCGCAGAGGCCACGGCTCCGCGCCACATAATCAGCCGCCAGTTATCGTCGCAGCAGTCTGAATAGCCGTGCCTGCTCATATTACAAACCCCATTTTCCTCATGGCCACCCTACGACAAGCCTTCGAGCAATAAACGGTTGAGTGTTCATACTTTACGCGCCGGGCCTGCGAATCTGTGCCTTTGAATGTTTTCTCGCAACACCCGCACTTCAGGGCATCGCGGATCGCTATCAGCTCCTTTGTCATTGGTTTAGTTGCCATATTCCCTCCCATAGTGGTATTCCAGATCTTGTGGAATGCGCCTCTCTTTTTTTCTCAGGATAAATCTTCGGTAATCCATTGCCCTTGCCTCCCGAGCCACAATCTTATCTTTTAGCCGGCCGGCAGAACTACACTTTTGGCAAGGCGGCCTGATTGCGCGGAACATTAAGCAGCAGTCGCGGATCGTCCACAAAATATCATCGCTAGCGGCCATTTTTCTTCTTTGCCTTTTTAGCATCCACGCGAGCGTTATGCACAACCACATCAGGATCCCCCAGGGTGATTGCCACAGCCTCCAATGGAGTAGCCCCCAAATACCATTCATGCCCTTCACTGGCATTGATCCACAGCGCCTTCACTCGCGGCCGGATCCTTTGCCAGAGAAAATAGCTATATTGTAATTTCCACCAAAATGCTTTCATGGTTACTCCTGCTCTTGTTTGCGAATGATTTCTGCCATGCTGTTAATTTCTCGAATCATAAACAAAGTGCCATGCGGATCGGTGGACGCCTGTATTACTGACTGGGCGGCGCTCTCTAGCACCCAGTACCGGCGTAGCGCGTCCTTGATTTGATTCTTGTAAGCACTCGACTGAGCGTTGTGCAGCCGGGCAAGGTAAAAGTAATACCCTGCTGCCGAAGCTAGGGCGACAATAAACAGACCGACCAATAGATCTCTCTCGAACATAATGCAAACTCCTTCCACCGGGAAAACATTGGCCGCCGTAATAGCCGCCACCATCGAACTCGCACAGATTGTGCGCCCTGGCATCGACCGCGACCCAAGACAGGGTTGCGATCCAGCCAACTACTGCTATGAATTTCACCGCGTTCATATTCTTACCCCATCAAAGTCTTTCGGCCCCAGCGGGGGCAGCCCGGTTGCGCTTTCGCCCTTACTGGTCTGCTCTCGGGTGCGAAAAAATCCATCGTGTTGAGGATATTTTTTCATAAAAGCTCTGGCATAGAACGCGCTATAGTTATTGTTAATTTTGAAAGTGGAATTGCCATCACTATCAGCCTGATCCGTTTCCCACCTTATGCGCGAAAATACCCCATGTTGAGCGGAATAGTTTTTGAATCCTCGACCTATCAAGTCAAAGGTAAATTTGCAAAACAATTCCCATACCAATGGGTTTTCCCTGTGAAAAACAACCACTTGTTCGCGTAGTTCATCATGCCGAGTTTTAGTATTCATTCTGAAAAATATCCGCGTAGGCTCTATCCCAGTCAGCCAGAAGCTCCTGAGTGGAGGAAAGCGCAGTCTCGTCGCCACTGGCCGCGATAGCATCATCGATAAACTCTTGCAGCTCTTGAGACATAAGGATGGCAACCAGCATCAAGTTTTGTAGTGCTTCAAGTCTATTATTGACTTCCTGCATAAGGGCGTCACTCGGCCCCTTAAATTCCGTTGATTCGCGCATTTCATCAAGAACATGATAGGGGATCTCTGGCATTGTCTTTGCTCCTAGAAAGGAATGTCGTCGTCGTCGAAGTGCGGTGGATTGTGCGGATCATAATAATTTTGTGATGGTTGCGGCTGGTTGGTCGTATATGGGCCGCTCCGCTGCTCAGTGCGCTGCTGGGCGATCTGGTTGGCCTTTCCCATTTCAGTCATAGGCTCAGACAATTGCGCTTGGGGGCGAGACTGCTGGCCGCCAGCGTGTTGCTGGCCACCCTCAGCCTGGCGCGGATCGAGACTTTGCATTTCGGTCGCTATAACCTCTGTGATGTAGTGATCCTTGCCCTCCTTGTCCGTCCACTTGCGGGTTTGCAGTTTACCCTCGATATACACTTTGGAGCCTTTCTTGAGCCACTCCCCGGCCATTTGTCCCATCTTGTAATTGCCACGATCCCGGAACACGACCTTATGCCACTCGGTGCGCTCCTGTATTTGCCCTGTCTGCTTATCCTTCCAGCTCTCACTGGTGGCGATGGAGGCATTTGTTACCGCCCCTCCATCAGGAAAGAAACGGGTTTCCGGGTCATTGCCCAGGTTGCCCACGATGATTACTTTGTTCACGCCTCGTTGTGCCATGTGATTCTCCTAGTTATTGAGCAGGTGTGGTACTGTTGCTACGATTGAATGAATTGATTTCTCTACTCCAGCCGTCACCAGCCGCTTGCGGGTTGAGGCCTCGATGGCGGCCATAGGTGCGTTGATCGGCGTCCGTACTCGCAGCTCGATCATCACTGTGACCCAGTGCTGGCCATCAGCAATAATCACATCCGGGGTTTTCGGAACGAAACAGGGCGGCGGTTCGTGTCCTGTCTCCGGGCCATAGCCAAAACTCTCCATCATGCCGGGGGGCGTAGCAAGAGCCTCAACTACCTGGCGCAGCTCTGGCGATGGCCCATCACCAAAACCCTCGGACAGGCCCGGTGCGCCAAGATCAGGCGGTGTGCCGGTATAAACCTCGATTGTCCTTTCAGGCACAAACGCAGCCATTTCCTGTATTTTCTTGGCCGCGGCCATGATCTCGGCCTGGCGCTCAAGCTCCCGGTCGATCAGCGCAATCAAGTTAGATTGGTAGATCGCCTCGTCGTCCACGAACAGGAACCCGGCCACATGCTCTCGGGTCAGGGGGGAATGCAGGCCGGCCCGGTGACTGCGGTTTTCCAGCTCAGACAGCCGCAGGGCGCAACGGGTTTGCCGGTTCAGGCACTCACCTACCCGAGCGGCCACAGCATCCCGAGCAGCCTTGGCGACCTTCCCGCCAGCGGTCATATTGCTGATCTTTATCAGATCCGCTGTTTGACCATTGCGGAACTCGCCACTGACATTGTGCTTGTTGTAGCCCTCGATCAGCAGCTTATTCAGCTCTGTTTCGAGCTGATCCAGTGTGGTCGCCTCGAAGGCGGCGATCTGATCCAGTATCTTTTTGCGGCCATCTTTGCACATGGCTTCCAGTTCTTTCACTTGTGTTTCAAACTCGCGCAACGGCCCACCAATGGACGCGACCACCTCTTTGCGTCGATCCCCAATGGCCGCAGCCATCTTATTCAGCTCAGTAGCCAGCTTTTTCGCTTCCGCTATTTCATCAGCGACGATCACTACATCATATTGGGCCAGGGTGAATTCAAGCTGCGCGCGCCACACATCATAATTGGTGACGATAATGGGCAGGGTTGCTTCTACAAGGAGTTGTTCCATGTCTATTGCTCCAATTCTAATAAAAGGGCATCAGCCCACCGTACAGCATCGCTTGCAATGGCTTCTAAGCTGGCGACACCACCATCGTCATACGCGGCAAGCCCGGCCATAATGTGCGTGGCCATGTACTCGCGCTTTGTGAGGCCAAAGGCTTCATTGTTACCTGTTGCGGCCTTCTCGCCATTGGCCTTGGCCCTGGCCTTTTTGTATGCCTTGAGCCTCTCTCTTTCTGTCATAGAGTAGCTGTCAGTCCCGGCCACCATCAGAAAATATCCCCCAGGTCATTAAGATCAAATTCCGGCACCACCTTCACACCATCAGAGACAAACTCGCGCTGTATGATGCCTGCTTTTATAGCCAGCTCTTTTTGGCGAGCTAACCATGCCGCCTTATCATTGATCCGCGCTACCAGTGCCTGAACAGTGTTATCGAACTCCACCAGATCATCCACCAGCATGTCGATGTAGTTATTGTCCCGGTATATCCGGTGAACAATCAGATCCATGCCATTGCACTCGAAGTCAGGGAAGTACAGGCCGTAGTCGCACCATTGCCGATTTGTGATCCACAGGCACCCTTGGATCTGATCCATTGAAATGCCGTCTTGGTTGTCGTCCAGCATGATCGAGATCACTTTTTCATCATCACTGAAGCACTTGTACTCGGCCATGCCTTCCTCGCCAATCCATCCGTCCAGCGAACAGCCAAACCGGCGATCATCGGTGGCGACAAAGCCGCCCTGCTCGATGAAGATATTGTGGCGCTTTTCATGGAGGAACCTGGCTTCGGTTTCCAGCTCATTGCCCCGGCGCATTGCAAAAGTCTGATATTTATCCCAGCTCGCAGCCTTCCCGCTCACGCGCTCGACAGCCAGCCGCCAAGCGTATTTCCTAGCCGCCGCAGTAGGTGTTACTCCATCTTTGAGCGTTGAGCGCGCTGTCTCGAACATCGAGGCCGTGATAGCCCCGGCCCGATCCTCCAACCAGTCGTCAGTGCCTTGCTCACTCAGAGAAATAATCATGTTCAATAGCCTCATAATGTTGTTGTGGGGGTGGGGTGCGGCGCTTTTCTATCCTTGCTTCCAGGCTGCGCTTGCAGGCCTCGAAGCGGGCGGGTTGCAGGGATTCAATGTTGGGAACGCCTGCCGCTATCAAAAAGCTCTCTGTTGTGTGCCCAGCGGGGGCCAGTAGAGCATGTAGCTCGTTGAGCTGGTCATGGGTAAGGTATCTGGCGGTTGATTCGTCACCGTCTTGCGTGGCCACAATAGAACTGTCCAGCGCGGCCTCTGCTTCGTCCTGCTCCATGATCCCGCCCAGGCCAAAGGCGTACCGGGCACACTGGATCGTGGCCTTGTGGCGCAACATGCGCTTGGGCTTCGACCAAGTATCGGTAGGGCGCTTACATTCGGCCAGATCCTCGGTCAACTGAACCGGGTGATCCCGATCCTTGCGGTAGATCGTGCAGGTCACAGAGACAAACCGGCCTTCCGTATCGTAATTCTCTTGCAGCTCCATCCCGTTGAACTGGGGGTGTGCGTTGATGATGGATAGCCAGCCATCGATAGACACGACCGGCTGAATGCCGCCGCCCTTGGCCGGGAAGGCGTAGATTTCCTTTTTGAGGGGATCAAGCCCGTAAGCATTGGCCACGGCCAGAAAGCTCACGAACATTTCATTACTGACGATCATCGGTTGCTTATTCGCATCCTTGGCCGGCATGATCGTGGCCATGATGATGTTCTTGAGCGCAGCCTCATCGAGCTGTAGCCTGGCGGCCATCGCGGCCAGTGGGTTGGTTGTACTCATATTCGTCGTTCCTGTTTGTTGTTTGCTATATCAATGCCAGGCTTCAGGGCATCAAAACACTTGGCGGCCTGCTGATAGGTTTCGTGGAAATAGACCCGACCAACTATCTCATTTCCATCAACCTGCCATGAAGCCCACATCCGTTTTTCGTAGTAGTCTCTCTGGCCAGCGCAGCACTTAAACCGGCCAACAGCCGGATAAGCCATTGTGGCATCGGCTGGCATCAAAGGATTAGCGCGCCGAGTATGACGAGCAAGACTGTTAGTGTTGCCAACTGGATCGTAAGTGTGGCCAGCCGTATTGAGACTAGGGGGTGGCGGTGATTGAGTCGTCTGTCCATTCGTAAGCTCCTTATTCATGGTGTGAACTCGCTTTACAGGCCGCCAACAGGGTGACGGAGAAGATGATAGGGCCGGCAATAGGGCCGATCACCAAACAGGCGCAGGCCAGAACGGCCAGGCTAATTGCTATGAATTTCATAATTGGCCGCCGTGCAGCATCATGTACATTTGCAGTAGATTCCATGTCCATACTCCGCTAGTTAAAAAGACGAGTGGGTACATATTCTCTGTTCTCGTTCGTTGTTATTGAGGGTCAACGATACTCCCAACAAAAGTACGCTGTCAATACAATGTCGCGCTTGCGATGAAATAAATGTCATGGTATTGTCCTGACAGGTATATCAATCAGGCAGGTGCATTATGAGTAAGCCAGTAAAGAAAAAGGTTTCCCCCAATGCCATACAGATCCGTGATCCAGATGGCGAGCTGGGGCTTATCTTAGACAAAATAGCGGGGTATCGTGGGCTGAATACTCGATCCGCTGCCGTGCGGTTTATCGCTTTGGCAGAGGTCAGGAAATACCCGCCACAGGCGAAATAGGATATAGCAATTTTTGCTGTAATCCTTGGGGTTTTCTGGTTTTATAAGAATTGTTGGGGGGTCGAATACTGTGCAGTATGTGCGGTTTAATCTTGGTGATTACGCAAAAAAAACCAATCGTTTATCTTTCATAGAGCATGGTGCCTATACCCAGCTCATGTGGGCGATTTATGACCGGGAGCGGTTTCCAAAATCCCTTGAAGAAGCAGTTGACTGGCTATGGCCGAGAGATCAGGCCGAACGGGATGCCATAGAATTGATCCTGGCGCGCTTTTTTGAGAAGCAGCCAGAGGGGGCATATACCAATAATCGGCTGCGTGAAGAATTGGAAAAGTACCAAGAATTCTGTTTAGTTCAGTCGGCCCGCGGGAAGAAGGGAGGGAGGCCAAAAAAACCCGGTGGCTTAGAAAATAAACCCGGTGGGTTAAAAAATAAAGCCACCGGAAAGCGGAAAAAAAGCCTAACCACTAACCACTATCCACTAACCACTAACCATATAGAGAGAGAGGCGTGGCTAAGTAAGATTCCAGAAGGTCTTATTGGGGTGGTCAATGAATTCATTCTCCACTGTGATTCTCTTGATAAACCCATTACCTCAGAAGAAGCCCTCAACCGCACGATGGGGAAAGTTAAAAAATTATCCGAAGAAATGCTAATATCCCAAACGACCATCATCCAGGAAATGATCGACGCCCGCTGGTGGTCACTAAATACTAAAAAAATGCAGGCGAGATTAGATCGCCGCGCCGGGGGATAGGGGTATGGGCAGTAGAAAAATAACGCCAGAAGAACTTGCACGAAAATTGATGATCGCAAGGCAAAGCACCATCACCAGGGCCATTGCCGCGGTCGAGAAGCAAATCCTCGATATACATCACACCAAAAATGGCATGGCCAAAAAGATGGGGCTTTATGGCACCTTGTTCGATGAATACGTTCGTGATCTGCGATTCAACCTGCAAAAAATAAAATACGTTGAAAAGTACAAATGCCATGCGCCCAAGAATCTACAGCCAGGAGATCCGCTGTGAGTACCAAGGAGCCTCAGTTTGATCTGAAGCACCCGAAGGGTTGGGAGAACTTCAGGGTCGCAGTCGATGAGCGGATCGCGGCCGGCAAGACAGCCATTGTGCGATTCCTTCAGGAGCATCGAACACTAAGCCAGAACGCTATGAGCTTCCAGCTCTACGCACAGATCGCCAAGCAGTCAGAGGATCAAGGCCCGGAGGATGTACGCCGGGAGTGCAAGTTGATCTACGGCGTCCCGCTGATGTGCGCGGCCAGCCCCGAGTACGCTAATTACTGGTTCGACACGATCTATCACCTGAACCATGAGCAGCAGTTGCATTGCATGAAGGACTGGCCAGTGACCAGTCAAATGGATAAGCCCACGTTCAGTGAGTATGTGGACACGATCTTGAGAACCTACACGATGCTGGGCTACGCCCTGGCAGATCCGAGACAGGCCAGCGAAAAGCGATAACAGCAAAAGGAGTACCAAATATGAAAAAGTGGACGCCCCCCAAAAAAAGCAAGCGTAATCGCCACACTGGCCGGATCAATGTTCCCAAGGGGAGCGTTCTCAGGGCCGGTAAAGCTGTTCGGTCGGTAGACGGCAGGTTGTATCGCGTTATGGCCAATGACAGGGGCCACGCTTACGGCATGATCGTTCGGGATTTTGCCGCGCTATGAGCAGTATCGATAGATTACTGGACGCAATTGAGTGGACGCCAGTGGAGAGGAACCTCGAAGGCCCGGTTGGTGGATCACATGACAATCTGCCGTTCGTTGTATCCAGGGGGGTGCTGGAACTTGGCGGGATCGTGTTGCGTGTCTACCAGCTCGATACCGGCCAGCGGATCATCGATGCTGACGACATGAATAACTTGTTTGGAAAGATGGCTGAAGATTTCATAGAGGGGTAGCTGTATGAGCAAACTCAGGAAATCAGCTCGGGGCCAGCACTGCACGATTAGAATACCTGGCGTGTGCAATTTCAATACTGAGACTGTTGTGCTGTGCCATAGATCGGGCGGCGGCATGGGGGCCAAGACCCACGACTTGTTTGGCTCGTTCGGGTGCAGCTCTTGTCATGACGCCATCGATGGCCGAATCAAGACCCAGTATGACAAGCGCACCATCGAACATTTTTTCTATGAGGGTATCTTCCGTACCCAGCAATACTGGCTTGATGAAGGGTTGATTAAATAAAAAAAAGGGGGGATTTATGACCGACATGGAGATCTTTGCAAATATGGTGAAGTCAGCGCAATCGGTACAGGTGGCCGGTGGACTGCTACTCCCGCAGGAGCGCGCCACCCTGGCCGCGAACGAGGAACTGGTGCAGCTCCGGGCCGCAGCAAAGCTGTACGAATTGGCCGATGAAACGAAGTATCCGGCCACCGTGAAGTTTGTTGAAACACAGAAGCAGAAGGTGATTGACCGAAACAATCGCCTAGAGGGGGCGCTTATTAAAATCAGGGATATGGATCATCGAGGAAACCGACACCTTTCCGCAGATATTGCCTTTCGGGCGTTGCTACCAGCATGAGCAGATACGAAGGCAAGATCAAAGTGGTGGGCGTGGATCGGATGTGCTTCCCGATTGACCCAGTAACATTGGAGCCTACTGGGGCATCGAGCTACGATGCTTACGCGATAAGCGATCCAGACAAGACGCCCAATGAGACAATCTCTATTGGCGAGTGGTACAAGCGACTAAGGAAGGCAGGGAAGGGGTTTGGTCGTGATTGAGCCGGAATTCATTGAATGGTATCAGGTTCGCTATGGCGTGACCCCAACCAAAGAGCAGGCCGCGGTCGCGCACGGCTTGTGGAAGTGGTCAAGGAAGCCAAATCGCAAGAACTTCCGGCTCGTAAAGGTCTATCCGATAAACAAATACATCATGCGGCGCATTACCAGGCGCAACAGGGGGTAGGGAGAATGGATAATATCGTGTTGCCCCAGTCGCACCTTAACGACCTGATTGGCACCATAGAAACGCTGAGAGCAGATAATGCAGCATTGCGGGAGCGTGTTGCCGCGCTGCAACAGGAAGTAAAGAGCTGGAACCGCGAAAATGAGGAAACTATTAAGCGATTCTCCGCTATGGGAATTTGTCAAACTTGCGGAAAACCTCTTGAGGGCGGGTATGTTGGAATACAAGGATTGAAATACCACTGTACTGATGTATGCCTGCCAGCAGCCGTTCTAAAGGAGAGTGAAATTACCCCGCCCTTCGTCCTCGCCATGCAAAAGCGCATCGCCCTACTGGAGAAGATGGCAAAACAAGCCATTGGATACATAGAAGAAATGGAAGTTAAGGTTGATGGCGAATGGGGCGATTGTTTGAATTTGGAAGAACTGCTCGAACAAGGAAAGATGCCTGCTTTATATTATGGCTTGATTTCCTGTCTGAAGGAGGATGGGGTATGAGTGATACCGGATATACAGACGGTGGCATAAACCCCTATTACATTGGCGATTGTAAATACTGTGCCGCAAAGATTGCGCTGATTGATGATGCACAAGGGCAGGAAAAAATAGCACAAGAAGTCGCGTGGGATTTGGAGAAGCGCATCGCAGAGCTTGAATCCGAGAGTGCTAATTATGTGCTAGAAATTGAAAAACTGGCAGATGAGAACAAGGCACTGAAACAGCGAATATTGGAATTAGAAGGAAACGAGCAGTCTTATATCAATAAAGCCGAGCAGGATGATGCCACAATCGCCACGCTGAAATACAAAGAAGCATCTTTTAACAAGAATGGTGTTTTCAAAAAGTTATAGAGTCAAGGGGATTAAAGTGAGTGGGATATTAAAACAAAAAGTTTCAAGTTTGCAGCGCAAGTATGGACACGCATTAGATACTTTGATAGCACTATTTGAGGAAGATTCTAAAAGAATTTCAGAGCTAGAAGTCGAGAACATGGAACTGCGGGAGCAGGTAGCTAAGATGCCTGTATTGATGGGTTATGCAACCATAGGAACCGTTGAGGATGTTAGGTTGCGCTGCATTAAAGACGGCCCAACATTGACGTTTTCACGCGCTTTATACATGGAGAAAAATAAGCCCATACCCCCACCACCACAGGAGCAGGGCAAATGAGTGACCGATATATACCGTTTAGTAGTGACGAGATAGAGAGTGAAATACTCATTAAAAGTATGGTAAATGCTTTTTTAGCATGGCAACTACCAGACGATTTTTCGCCCGATGGTGGTATTACCTTTGTGCCGTCAACGCATCGACCAACCGGCACAAACCTGCTAACGGCATCGCAGGCGGAGCAAATGATTTTGCACATGATACACAGACGTAGCCATGTTTGGAGCGACTTACAGTTAGGGGAGACACCACCACAGGAGCAGGACAAATGAG